ATGGAATTGCCTGGATGGATGATTACTTTGTACATCACGGAACATTATATAATGATAATAACGGTCTTGGTACACCTATTCATAAAAAAGAGTTATCAAAACTAACAGCAGATCAAGATAACTTTATTCCAATGAAAGATGTTTTTAGAACATTTAAAGAAATCAATCAAATGGAATTGGTGAGACAGGCAGGAGTTAGACAACAATATGTTGACCAATCAGTATCATTAAACTTGGCATTTCCAAAAGAGGCTGAACCTAAGTTTATTAACCAAGTTCATCTCGAAGCATATGACCAAGGTATTAAGACACTCTATTACATGAGAACGGAGAGCGTTCTACGTGGAGATATTGCAACAAGAGCAATGGATCCCGATTGTTTATCATGTGATGGATAAAGATGGTGAGGTTTGAAGACCTCGTCTTAGGACCGTGAAAGTTCACGGATTTTGCCAGGAAGATTCGCTACTTCCTGGCTTTTTTATTTAGATTAAGAATATATAGATAAAGTTAGAAATAAAAAGTAACAGCATGAAACACGTAAAATTATTCGAACAGTTTGTAAACGAGGCAAATATGTCGGTAGAAGATTTTGTAAGCAAATATAAGAATGCTAAAACCTTTCAACCAGCAGACCTTGTAAGACTAAACTATTTTGGAGTTATTCACTCAAGAACAATAATGGGTCGAGATGAAAAAACAAATGCAGTTGGATCTGGAATGCATTCCTTTGTTAGGCCGACCGATGTCTTAAAAATTACTGGAATTGAAGTTCTTGAATTTGATGAAAATCAATATAAAAAAATCGGAGTTGTAAAGAAGTTTTGGAAATCTATCCAAAAACAAGGTGGATTAATTCAAATCAATGTCGATGACAAAAGCGTAATAAGCGAGATTATTTCAACACCTGAATGGTTTGAAGCCTATTCAACAATAAAATAAGTTATTTTTATTTTTTAAAGAGCGTGCCAGGGAATTCACTATTCCCTGGCTTTTTTATGTGAAACAGTTTGGCTAGCCCTCATATAATAATCAAATTCTTTAAACAAATAAAAAATATGAAACTAGTAATTGATCGAGTTGACCAACATGCTTTGACTGATTTTATCAATCGAGTAAAGCTAATCGATTCATTCATCTACATGAAGATGGATCCGAATCGCATCACATCGGCAGTTTATCTCCCACAGAGAGATGCCGTTAAGTACCATGCTGTTAACACTGATGCTATCTTTAAGTTAAACGCGGCCCCAGAGACTGACAAAGAGATGAAGATTGCATTTTTTGACGGCGCAAAAGTTATTGATGCAATTAAGCACTTTGATACTGATGCTATTAAAGGTGAAATTGAATTTATCGAGAATGATGAAGATCTAGTAGCTTCAACACTTCGTCTACATAACGACGAGCTTGAAATTACTCTTGCATGTTCAGAGCCTTCTCTTGGATTCAAAGATCTTACACAAGACCAAATTGAAGGAATCTTCTCTAAAGATGGTAGCGAATTTAACTTTGAACTTGATACTTATTCAATTAGCAAAGTTAAGAATCTTTTCTCACTTGATAAAGATGAAACATTTGCAATCAAAGCAAATGGAAGTGGAGTAAACGTTAAAGGTAAATCTTTTAATGTTGTAATTAATCCAGAAAGTAATGGTAGTGGTGATGTAACGGTTTACAAGAAGTACTTGAATCTACTTGATAAGGAAGAGCAAAATGTTTTTATCTCTTCTTCAAAGGTACTATTCGCATCAAAAGATAGCGAAACACTTCTAACCGTATCTACTTGCCAAACTGCCTAATATGATTCTAGAAGAGTTAAAGAATAAACCAACTGATCAATTAACCAAAGACGAAGCAGAACTCCTCATTAAGCATTATGAGGAGCTCTCTGCTAAGTATACGGCTTATGAACAGGCGGTAAAAGTAACTTTGAACTCTATCTATGGTGCATTTGGTAACAAGTGGTTTCACTTCTTTAATATTGACATGGCTGAATCGATCACACTACAGGGTCAAGATGCCATCCTCTATTCTGAAGCTATCTTAAACAAATACTTCCAAGAATTCTTTCATAAAGACACAGCTGTACATGAGCACTTTAATATTAAAGTAAAGCACAAGCTTGAAAGACCATCAGTAATCTATATTGATACGGATTCTTGTTATGTTCAGTTTGAAGAAATGTATAATTCTATTGAATGGCTCGATGAAAAATTAAGCATCGATACTTTTATCATAGAATTATATGCACTTAGACTTAGAGAATACATCGTTAAAGCGATGGAAAAGTATGCTGAGAAGAGAAATACTGATAACTACCTAATGTTTGAACTTGAGACGATAGCATATAGTGGTATTTGGATGAGTAAAAAGAAGTACATTCAAAACATCGCATGGGATGATAAACTTGAGGTTACTGATAGACATCCATCTCTAAAGAAAGTTAAGACAATCGGATTTGATACAATTCAGTCTTCTACTCCTTCTTTCGCGAGAGCAAAACTTGTAGATGCACTTAAGATTCTATTTAAGAAACATGAAAAGCCGACTGCAGAAGATTTACAAGAGTTGGTTAATTTCATGAAACAGGCAAAGAAAGAGTTTAAATTAGCAGATGTTGATGACATCGCATTTAACAAGAGAACAAACAATATTGAAAAATATATTGTTGATGACCAGATCGAACTACAATTCGGATCTAAATGTCCTCCAAATGTAAAGGCGGCAGGATTTTATAATTACCTATTGAATAACAATAAAAAATACAAGAACAAGTATAAATTAATTGGTAATGGAGAGAAGTTAAAAATCTATCATGTAAAAGGTAATATTAGCGATATGTTCGCCTATATGCCAAGTGAGCATCCTTATGAATTTGCACCACCCGTAGATTATGACACTCAATTTGAAAAGTCAATGATTGATCCACTTAATCGAGTCTTAAAGGCAATTGGACTTCAAACTCTCGATACTAATTTGATTTATGCTTCAGCACTATTTTAATTATGGAAAACTTAGAACAACTTATCTTAGAGCTACACAAGCAATATCCAAATAATTTTAAGTTTGGTGAAGAAGTAAGAAAAATTGCATGGTCTCTTGAAAAACAAGAAGTAGACCCAAACCAACCTACGATCTTTCTAAATAAAGAAATGGATTCGATAAAGAGATGATAGATTTTAATCAGCTCACAGAAGAACAAAAACAAATCGTTAATGAATACCAACAAATTCATTCTCGACTACAGGATCTGGAGTCTCAGATGTCAGAGTTAAGCGCGGAGGCAAAAGACCTAATCGGAAAGCTTGAAGCTCTTCGAGAAAAAGATAAAAAAATAAACGAAAAAAATGGCAAAAAGTAAACAATTTAGTTTTGACGACATTAATGCAGAGCTGGCTACATTAAACCCGCTAGGTTCAGTTATGTCTAATTCAACATTTAGCGATGTTACAGAATGGATCGACACTGGTAATTATCATCTAAATGCATGTGTATCGGGAAGTCTATTTGGTGGATGGCCAAATAACAGATCATGTTCAATTGCTGGACCTTCAGGTACCGGTAAGACTTATCTAGTTTTAAATTCTATCCGCAGAGCAATTGATATGGGTTACAACGTGATCTTCTATGATTCAGAAGCGGCAGTTGATAAAACCTTAATGAAAAAATTTGGAATCGATACCGATAAAGTTAACTATCAGCCGATCAATACTGTTCAAGAGTTTAGATCTTCTGTGACTACAATTACAAAGAGAATGCAAGAGGCAAAGAGAGGTGGAGCTGATCTTCCAAAGATGATGATTATCCTTGATTCTGCTGGTAACCTTGCAACTCAAAAAGAAATTGATGACGCAGTTAGTGGTTCTGAAAAGGCAGATATGACACGTTCAAAGATTCTTAAGTCAATCTTCCGTATTATTATGACTCCACTTGCAGATCTTAAGGTACCTTTTATTTTTACAAATCACACATACCAAACACAGGACTTTATTAGTCGTCAAGTTGCGGGCGGTGGTACCGGTCCTGAATACGCAGCATCTATCGTTTTATTCCTTAATAAGGCACAGCTTAAAGATTCAAGCGGAGAAAAGGCTGGTATTATTGTTACAGCAAGACCAAATAAGAATCGTTTTGCAAAACCACAGCCAATTAAATTCCACTTACACTTTAGTGAGGGTATGAACCGTTTTGTTGGGCTTGAAAACTATATCGACTGGGAAGATATTGGTATAACTAAAGGTACAATTGAAAAGGGTGAATATGTTCCTAAGAAAACAGCACGTAATTGGATCTGTAAGCACCTTGACCACACAGTACCAAACAGTGAATTCTTTACAGAGAAGGTATTTACACAAGAAGTTCTTGAAAAAATAGAAGAGAAAATCAAACCAATATTTAACTACAGCACTGAAGTTGAATTTGATTATGAAGAATTGATGGAAGAAACAGAGGACTAGTCCGCTCTATAACCTTTAAATAAGATTAATATGCAGTTCGGACAAGACTTCGAAAAAATATTCTTTCGTCTATCATTAGAAAAGCCAAAGTATCTTCAATCAATTAAAACCGGATATTATACTTCGGAAGAGATTGATGTCTTAAGCTATCTTGCGAATAAATTCTATGTTAAGTTTAACGAGACTCCTGGAAAGGATCAACTTAAACTCCTAATACAAAATTACAAGAAGGCAAAAGAAAAGATTACCGACGGAATTCTTGATGTCATCTTTGACGTTGACCTTGCACAATACGATGAAGAATGGTTGACATCGACAGCTGAATCATGGATCAAATGGAGAACCTTCGATACTTCTTTGATTGATACTATTGAATTTATTAAAACAACACAGGTTACACCTGAGAATGCTGATAGTATTATCCAGAAGGTAAAAGGTCTTATTAATGATAGAAACAACATTACCTTTAACTCAGACCTGGGACTTGACTTCTTTAACGCAGAAGATCATGACCAGAAAGAAACCGAAAAAATAGACTCAGGATATAATTTTATTAATCGAGTACTTAATGGCGGTTATGATAAGGGTGGTAATTTAGTTGTATATGCTGGAGAGCAAAATATTGGTAAATCAATTTATTTAGCAAATGATGCTGCTAATTTTGTAAAGATGGGAGTTAATACCGTCGTCATTACAGCGGAGATGGCAGCTCATAAATTTGTAAAGAGAATTGGTTCTAATCTTTTAAGTATTGACATCAATGATTATGCAGAGAAAGCAAAGAACTATGAATATGTTAAGAGAAGACTTGAAACCGTTGGCGACGGATTTACTCCTCCCGGTCAGCTTTTTATTAAGCAAATGCCAACTTCACAGGCAACTGTACTTGATATTGATGCATATCTTACACAACTTGAAGAAGAAAAGCAAATTAAGATCGGAGCAGTTGTAATTGATTACATTAATATCTTAGCAAATTATCGAAACCCAAATAGTGAAAACATGTACTTAAAGATTAAGCAAATTGCTGAAGATTTAAGAGCAATGGGTCAAAGACATGATTGGTTAATTGTAACGGCAACACAAATTACTAGAAATGGTTATAATTCAAGCGATATAACGATGGGCGATATTGCTGAATCCGCAGGTCTTTCACACACGGCAGATGTTATGCTTGGTATTATTCAAGACGATTTAATGCGAGCAAGTGAAGAGTACTGGCTTAAAATCTTAAAGATGAGAGACGGTGAAGGCAAAGGCACCAAATGTAAGTTAAATATAAACTGGAATTATATGCGTCTAATTGAAACAGACGAAATAACAAACAGCAATCTACACGGAATATAATGGAAAACAGAGATAAAATATTTGATAATAATTTTGATTCACCAGATTTTGAGATAATTCCAAACTTCTCATTTAATCTGGATCCTAGCTGGACTGATTCAAAGTCAGAAGAGGAGAAGATTCACTACCAATTAATATCAACAACAATTCACGAATTAGTCATCAACTCTAGATTTAAGAAGTTTAATGAGATCGATGAACATGGAAGAAACACAAAGTTAAAGAAGGTCGAGATTAACGATGTATACGGGTACGTTGTCGGAGAGATGGTTAAGAACTATAGCCGAATCGATATCTTTAGTGAGATGTGCACATACTTCGATATTAATCCAACCAAGTTCTACAATTCTCTTTCAAATGTATACAAAGAGGATTTAATTGAAGAACTTGATAGAAAGACGGGAATATTAGACCGCAAAAACATCAATAAATTATTCTAATGATTGAGGGAAATTTAAGTGAAGGGGTAAAAAGAGTGTGGATTCTTGGTGATCTACACTTTGGAGTGCGGGCAAATTCCCAAGAATGGCTCGAGATTCAAAAAGACTTCTTTGAGAACCTTTTTATTCCAACACTCAAAAAGAATGTAAGACCTGGAGATATTTTAGTCCAAGTCGGAGATACCTTTGATAATAGACAATCAATCAATATTAAAGTACTAAACTATGCAGTTGAAGTATTTGAAAGACTTGGTGAGATTTTACCAGTTCATGTTATTGTCGGAAACCACGATATATGGGCAAAGAAAAGTAATGACGTAAGTTCAATTGACTCTTTGAAATGGATCCCAAACGTACAGGTATATAAAGAACCAAAACAATTAGACTGGAACGGAAGAAAGGTACTCTTAATGCCTTGGAGACGTGATGTTGACCATGAAATCGAGACTCTTGCAGAATTTCCAAATGCTGAGATAGTGTTTTGTCATTCTGAAGTAAGTGGACTCTATCTAAACGAAAAGGTTAAGAATGAACATGGTACCAGACCTTCAACATATCGCAAATACACTCGAGTCTATAGCGGACATATTCACTATCGCCAAGAAAAAGAAAAGCTCTTAATGGTTGGAACACCATATGAATTAACTCGTTCGGATAGAGGGAATCAAAAAGGATTTGACCTAGTTGATTTAGACAATATGGAAGAAACTTTCTTCCCCAACAATATATCACCAAAATTCTTAAAGTATAACATAACCAAATTGTACGATGTTCCTCTGGGTGTTTTTAAAGAAAAGATAAAGAATAACTTTGTTGACCTATTTGTTCCTAGTAAAATTGCAGCATCAAATTCTCTTGGCCAATTAATTAATAAAATTCAGAACATAGGCCGAAGACTTGAACCAAACATTTACCAGGACGATGATATAATTGACAAGGACTTTCATGACCTTGACGAGGAAATCTATAAGAACTATAATATACTTAGCCTGTGCGATAGTTACGTTGATAATCTAAACTATGACGATGATACGAAAGAACAACTAAAGCATAAGTTAAAACAACTGCACGATCTTTGCGCATATAACCACGATATTGACCAATGAGAATAGATTCGATAACATTTAAGAATTTTGCAAGCTACGGAAACAAACTTCAGACTATTGAGTTCGAACAGGACCATTCTGAGCTGTTCTTAACGCTTGGTAAAAACGGAGATGGAAAGACAACTATCGCAAACGCCATCATATTTGCTCTATACGGAAAGGTAGAAGGTGTAAAGCTCGGCGATCTTCCAAATAGAATTAATCGTGAACTTTGGGTTAACATCAAATTAAGATGTGGATCAATTGATGTAGATATTGAAAGGGGTCTAGATCCAGGTATTTTTACGGTTAAATTAAACGGAGTTGAATTTGACAAGGCTGGTAAAAAGAGCGTACAGGAGTATCTTGAAGAAGAGGTGTATGGAATTCCGTACCATGTATTTAAGAACATTATCATCCTATCAATTAATGACTTTAAGTCTTTCTTGACAATGAATAATAGTGATAAGAAACAAATTATCGATAAGATGTTTGGATTCTCTGTCCTGAATGAAATGCAACAAAAAATTAAAGAGGAAAGGCGAAATATTAAACTTGAGATTAGTGCATATGATAGTGAACTCAATCAAATAATGGAGTCAATCCAATCAGTTAGATCTAAACTAAATACATTGCTCGAAGAATCTTCACAAAAGAATAAGGAGAGAATTAAGCAATTAAAAGAGGAGTTGACAGAACTAAATGATACTGTAAAAGGTCTAAATGCTGACCGAGACGGTTTAGTTGCTCAGATAGGAACTTCAAAGGAAGAGTATGAAAACTCTAGAAGCGAGGCTAGTACACTTAAGCATGAGATTGAGTACTTAAAGAAAAAGATTAATCTTTATGAAGAGGGCCACTGTCCAACCTGTGAGACTAAACTTGATAGTGAATGGCATAATCAAAAACTAGACACATATAACGATAAACTCAAAGATAGTGCTGATCAAATCAAGCAGCAAAAAGAATTGATGGATGTCGCAAAAGAAAAAACTGATCAACTTAATAATAGTAAAAGAGAAATCGAGTCAAAGATTTCTCAAATTAAGTATGATATGCAATCTTTGAAGAACGAATTGATTAAAATTAAGGAGACTGCAGATGGGGATCAGTTCGAGCATCTGAATAAACTTATTTCTGATTTTGAAGAGAAAGAGGCTGATAAGTCTGCAGAGTCTAGTAAACTTTCGAACGAATATCAATTCACCGAAATGGTTGAAAATATTTTGGGAGAAGATGGCGTTAAGAATTTGGCGGTTAAAACTATCCTGCCTGGACTTAATACTAATATTGCAGCAATGACTCAAACGATGCATCTATCATTTCATATTAAATTTGACGAAAAGTTCAATTGTATTATTAATCACCTTGGAGAAGAGATCAATCCAATGACTCTTTCAACAGGTGAACGTAAAAAGGCCGACTTTATTATCATTATTGCGATTATTAAGATATTGAAGTTGAGATTCCCACAATTAAACTTGCTCTTTTTGGACGAGTTATTGAGTTCAGTTGATAATGATGGAGTTCATAACATTTTAAAGATTCTTTCTCAGGTAATTAAAGAAAACAGAATTAATACGTTTGTTATTAATCACTCAGTCCTACCGCATGAGATATTTGATAAAAAGATCCAGATCTATAGAGAAAATGGATTCTCAAAGCTCGAAATAGAAAGAATTGAATAGGATATATACCTAGTAGAAATATTCTATATTAGATGGCAACTTATAACCTTAAATTTAACAAAGACGATAGCGTAGTTCGTCACTTAATTATCGGGCTGCTTGCAGACCTGAATGAAAAGATGAGCTTTTATCGTCAGGTCTCTAATGACCAGAGGGTTGAAGTTGATGTACCTTTTTATTATTCTATTACAGGAGATGAGAACTTTTTAAGAGACAACTTCTTATTCTCGACAGCACAGGGAGTAAATTGTGTTCCTGGTGTTGGAAAGGCAGACGGAAACTATGACCAAATCCCAAGAGGTGTGATTAACGTTACGTCACTTAATGTTGACCCTTCAAAATTGGTCAACAAAAGAAATGAGGGATTCTATGCTAAACTAGACGAAAACGGTACGATGCAGAGCTATATGGCAGAATTTGATATGATACCAATCGTGATAGGAGTTGATGTTGTAATTGTACTTTCAAGCCAGTTAGACGTATTTAAAGTAACCGAAGGAATCATCAAAAAGATGTATCGCTCTAATTATTATAATGTAGAGGTTGGACATCTTGAAGAAGGGCTATATAGAATATCATCCGAATATGCAGTACCTGACGATTACTCGATGGAAAGACCGGTTGAATTTGGATTTGGTGAAAAAGAGGACTTTAGGGTAACTTTCCCTCTTGAAATTAATTCATTCATTCCTTCTTTCGACTTTAGTACGGAGAGACATGCTGGAAATAGAATGTATCAAATTGGAAGTGTTGGAAATAGCGGATCAGGTAAGACTAGCGAGTCTGTACTTGGAGATAACTATAACGTGATCGGAAGAGAGCTTCCATTTAAGGAATAGCATTGAGATATATAAAAAAAATCAAAAAAACGATAAAATGACAGCATTAAATAAAAATGTCTTTACGGTTTGTGTTAATGAAGATTCAATTAGTAGAGTTTATTCTGCTGGTAGATTCTTTGAAGTTAACGAAAATGGGGTAATTCTAACAAACCCTACACAGTTAGAATCAACGCTAGCATGGACACTAGAAAACTTCAACGTTACTGGGTCTGGAATCGAATTCTATTACGATATTAAGGCAAATAGCATCAAACATGTGGTTGAAAGCATTTCAACTGACCTTCAAAATGATAAATTAAATGAATCAGTAGAGGCTCATTTCGAACTATTCGAATTAAATGAGAGACTTATTGAAGTTGAGGCCTTAAGAAAGACACATAAATTGGCAAACAATGAAGTTGCAGTTTCTGAAGCAGTAACGATCATCGAAGATCTAACTAAAAAGATCGAAGAATTAAAGAAGAGCGCGACATACGTAAAATATTCATATATCGCAGAAGAAAACAAAGTATACGTTAATAATAGAGAGGTGGTTCTTGAAGGATTTGCAGATGAAGCATATGCTACAGGATATGTAAATCTTAAGAACAAATCTATTCTATCTGCTTTTGAAATAGCTGCTAAAAACTTTAATAGCTTTTCAGTTGTAGAAAACCTAGTAGAGGTTAAGGAAGGAGGTGTATCTTATTCTACTTTTAGAGTTGGAAATAAAGGATACGCTTTTAGAAATAACACAGAAACTAGACTAGAAGAATTTAATGAATTTTCTCCACTTGCAACGATTAATTATGTTGCTGAAAAAACAGGAGAGGATGTATCATTCATGTTCGAAGATGTTCTTCAATCAAATGAAGACTTAAAGTCAAGAATAGATGCGAAGTTAGAAGAGACCTATGAGTTAATTGCATTCTTAAAGGACCAGAGAAATATTCTTGCCGGAGCAAATAAAAACATCACTGAAATTAAAGAGGCGGATAAGCTAATTAATGATGAGATTAAAAAGTTCGAGGCAGTCGTTTCTATTTTAGAAAATGATGAGTTAACTAAGAATGACGGTTATATGGATGCTACTTTAGGATCTGGATATGACGGAGCCCCAGAAGGTACATCAATTAAAGTCGATGCCCTTGACTATACATCAGCCGCAAAAGATGATATGATTACGGTGATTGTAGAAGACAAACCAATGAAGGTTGTTAAGAGACACGTTGACCTTATGGTTGACGATTCAATCTAATTGATTCACATACATAATATCTAGAGGCCAATTGGAAACAATTGGCCTTTTTTGTATATAAAATTAAAATAATAATCCAACCGTGGCAAGAAAGAAGAATTATCTAAATAATAGAGACCTGTACGATCAAATAGTTTTATCAAAAGAACAGGACAAATTAACACCAGACGCAGAAAAGATGTTGGTTCTCCTAGCTGAGCGGGCTATTAGAAAATTGTCTTATGTAAACGAGGACGATCGACAGGACTGTTTACAATTTGCTCTATTGGATCTTCTTAAATACTGGAGAAACTTTAATCCTAAGTATACTAATGCATTCGCATATTTTACTGAAATTGCTAAACGTGGATATGCAAAAGGTTGGAATAAAATCCACCCTAAAAAATACAAGTCAACCCTAAGTCTTGATAAATCAAGCGGATCCTATGGAGAAGAGGGAGGACTGTTCAATATTTAATGTCAATAAAAAACGTAAAGCCAACCAAAAATTCAGGGTTTATACAAGGTTATTTCGAACCAAAATATCCAAACAAATATTTAGGAAAGACCCCAATTATCTTTCGTTCCTCATGGGAGCGAAAGTTTATGGTTTTATGTGACAATAGAGATGATGTTATTCATTGGTCATCTGAACCGGTAGAAATTAAGTACTGGTCTACTCTCGATAAAAAAGAGCGCAAATATTATCCTGACTTTTATATGAAAGTCCAAAAAGGGGATAGTTATGAAGAGTTCTTAGTTGAGATTAAACCTTCTGAACAAATCAAGAAGCCACAGCCTCCAAAAAAGAACTCAAAGAAGGCACTTGCATCATATAAGTTTCTAGCAGAGCAGTTTGTTAAAAATAGAGATAAATATGCATATGCTAAAAAATGGGCCGAAGAGAGAGGCTGGAGATTCGTAGTCCTAACTGAAAAATCTCTTAAATAATGGGAGTTATTAAGACTGAAATTAGAAAACTTAGTAAAGAGGCTGGTGGTAAAAGACTTGCTAGAGTAAAGGCACATGCTTGGTTTGAGAATGGCAAAAAGATGATGAATGAAAAGTCAGTTGCCGCTACCGGAAAGAGATTTAGACCTGGAAAGATATATGTCTTTGAGTACACCTCACCGAAATGGGCAGATAAATTGGAATGGTGGGATAAAAATCCAGTGGTATTGGCTCTCGACCCATATAATGGAAATGACGTGGGTATTAATCTTAATTTACTTCCAGTTAAAGTAAAGGAAGAACTTCTTGATTATGTCTATACAATTATGCAAAACCAAATTAAAAACCAAATGAAAGGCCGTAAGTCTGGAGATGCAATAAGACAAGGACAAATAAACCTTTCATATTCTGGAGCAAAAAAGTTCTTGGGTAGATTTGGATTTGACTTTGCAATTAGACAATATATACCAAATTTAAAGAGCGGACAAGCAGTGATTTCATATGAGAATTGGAGTACAATAGCACTTTGTGACTTTATAGATCTAAATGGATCTACAGTCGGAAAGGTCAGAAGACAATTTAGAAAGCACATAGGTAATTAAGAATATATAAACAGAATATAATAGTAAAAAAATGGCAGGATTTACTGATAGAAATGGACCATTAAGTACGGGAAAGAGACCATTTAGGATCTCTACCGCATTGAAAAATCTATCATCGTTTGGAATGAGATACGATGACTTGGTTCTTCGACAGTCTCAAGCAATTGGGCCGATGGAGGATCAACTTGGCTATGGTCAAATGAATCCGATGGGTCTTGATAATGATGACATCTATGGAGCGTTTGCCGCTCTGTCGATGACTGATGTCAACCTAAAGAAAAACATCCCATTCTTTGATAAGGATTATGAAGGTAAAAGAGATGAACTAAGAAGATTTTCACTTAACGACGAGATCGAGGATATTCTCGATATTATGTGTGATGAGACTGTAGTTTATGATGAAAGAAATTTCTTTGCTCAACCTGAAATCATTGGAATGGAAGTTAGCGATGAAGTTGAAAAAGATCTTAACAAATATTATAAGCAACTTTATCAGTACTTTGGATTTACACAAGATCAATCAGCTTGGTATTACTATAGAAAATTCTTAGTTGATGGTTATCTTGCATTCGAAATTGTATATTCTCCAGATCAAAAGGAGATTATTGGTTTTAAAGAACTTGATCCAATTACACTTATTCCTGGATATAATCACGAAGACGGTAAAAAAGTTTGGGTACAATATAAAGACGATCCAGTAAAAGAGAGAAAATTATACGACTCTCAAATCATCTATATTTCATATTCTTCAATCACGACTGCAAGTAGAGTTTCATATATTGAAAGACTTGTTAGAGCATTTAACCTATTGAGAATTATGGAACACACTCGAGTTATTTGGGCAACAACAAACTCGAGCTTTAGAATGAAGTTCATTATTCCGGTTGGTGGTAAATCAAAGACAAGAGCAAAACAATCTCTTGCTCAACTGATGCACTCATATAAAGAAAATGTTGATTTTGACTGGGAAAGTGCTTCGCTTCAAACTGATGGAAAACCAATGTTACAATTCAATAAAGAATATTGGTTACCTTCAAAAGATGGTGAACAGCCAGAAATTGAAACGCTTGGAGGCGATGGACCTGACCTTTCAGACACAGAAGCACTTAAATACTTTAGTGATAAATTAAAACACGTTTCTAAAATTCCTTACTCACGTTTCCTATATGAAGATGGTGGTGGTGATTTTAACCTTGCTGCTGATGGAATGATTAGAGATGAAATTAAATTCTCTAAGTTTATTAATAGACTTAGATCAGTTTTCCAAGAGGTATTGGTAAAGCCACTCTACTTACAAATGTGTCTTAAATACCCTGAGTTCGAGAACGATCCACAATTCAAAACGCAAGTTGCACTTCGATTTAATGAAGAAAATGTATTTGCAGAATTAAAGAACTACGAAATCATGGAGCGTAGATTAGACTTTATTGGACAGATGAGAGACAGCTTAATGACAACAAACCCAGCGACGATGGAAGAAGAATACTTCTTTGACATGGACTTCCTTGTTAAAAAATATCTTAAAGTATCTGATGATGACTTGGCAGCAAATGCAGCGGCTAAGGCTAAAGATGACGCCGAAAGCGCAGACGAACCAGATGCAATGGATATGATGGGTGGAATGATGTAAATAAAAAGATAAATACAAAATGAAATACGTAAAATTATTTGAACAATTCATTAAGGAAGACACTATGAAACCTGGAGAAGAATCTGAGGTTACAGTAGACGACATCACACTAGAGGACGGTAAAACAATACCATCTGCGGAGATAGTTGGAGCAATTGTTAATTCTGAGAATGAAAAGCAATTGGAAGACTACTTCTTCGACAAATATGGTCAAAATGCATTTAAACAGGGCGAACTTGCTGAAATCAAGCAAAAGTGGAACGAATGGTATGCTGAACAGAAAGAGGAAGAGGCCGACGCAGAGAAAGAAGAAGAGGCACCTGCCGGAGCTGAAGCAGAGGCGGGAGCTGAAGATTCTGAAGAGGGCGGAGATGATATCGAAAGTGAATTAGCAGACCTTGAAAACATGTAAAAAACTTTAGAATTGTCATTAGATATATAAAGAAACAAATAAACCACAAATATGGAAAATATAAAGGATCTTTTGATCGTCGAGATGTCTTCGAAAACTCTTTCGGTGGCTGACGGTGGAACAAAAGAATATGTTTTGGAAGGTATTTTCGGAGAAATCGATGTAAAGAATAAGAATCAAAGAATTTACAGCGAGGATGAATACGTTCCACAAATCGAAGCACTTCAGAATAAGATTAAGTCTGGAAAGCTTTTAGGGGAGTTAGATCACCCATCGCAGTTTGACGTATCTCTGAAGAACGTCTCACACATCATTGAAGATTTATTTTATGAGAAAGAAACCAAGCAGGTAAAGGGACGTATCAGACTATTAGATACTGATGCAGGTAGACAGGCGAAAGCTCTTGTTGACGCTGGAGTTCCTCTACAAATTTCTTCTAGAGCAGCTGGTGCTGTTGAATCAAATGGTAAAGTAAAAATTAAGCAGCTATTTACTTATGACTTAGTTGCAGACCCTGGATTCGAAAATGCAGAGCTGAAAAGAGTTAATGAATCTTATGGATTCAATAACGAGAACGGTCTCTATATTTATGAGATAAATAAATCAAATAACGAACAAACACAAATCATAGAAAATAAAGACATGGCAGATTTTGTAAAAGCTGAAGACTTTAATAAGTACACAGAATATCTTGCTAATGAGATTAAATCATTAAAAGAGACGTTAGATACTAAAGAGACCGAAGCAAATGAAAACAATGAGCTAGATGGAATCAAAGCTCACAATGACCACATCGTTGAAAACGTAAATAACATTTCAGAATACGTTGAGTATCTTGCTGAAAAATTAGATCAATCAATTCAATACAGCGAGCACGTTGCTGAAAAAGCAGATCAAGGAATCCAGTACAGTGAATCAGTTGCTGAAAAACTAGATCAGTCAATTCAATACAGCGAGCACGTTGCTGAAAAACTAGATCAATCAATTCAATACAGCGAGCACGTTGCTGAATCACTATCAAAGGTTAAGGAATATGCTAATTATTTAGCAGAAGCGCACAACGAAAACACTGAGTCAGCTGAAAAACTTATCGAGTACACTAACTACTTGAAAGAGAACTTACAATCAGTTACTGAATATGCTGAGTATATTGCTGAATCTATCAATGAAAATCTAGTAGTTGAAGAAGAAGGAGTTGAAGCTGGTGTAGAAGTTGAAGATCTTGAAAAAGATGTTGAAGTTGGTGATAACTCTAAAGAAGGAGATGTTGAAGGCGAAGAAGCAGCAACCCCTACAGAAGATATGGATTCTGAACTAGATAACAGCAAACAAGAAGTTGCTCCAGAAGGAGATGACGCTGAAGATAAGTCAGACGAACTAGAAGCAGATCTAGAAGGTGGAGCTGATGGTGCTGGTAAAGAAGTAGCAGAGGCTGAAGAAGTTTCAGCAGCTGACGCATACAAAAATGAAATCTCTGAAAAACTTAACACCCTAGTAGAAGCTGCTACGAAAAAGGAGAATGAAAATCCTTCATTCTTTAAAGTTGTTTCTTCTAAAGTACAAGAGAAATACAATGCTCTTAACGAAGATGCTAAGAAAGAGGTTAGATATAATGTTTCTAAGAGAGGCTTTATGACTGAATCTCAAATCGAATCACTTATCGAGAGCTCAACTCTAATCGTAGAAAACAGAAACGCAACCCCTTACTTTATTGAAGTTATGCCAACTGAATATAAAGAAACTTGGGAAGCTCTTTCTGAAGGAAAACAAAATCAAATCAAGGCTCAGGCTAATTACCGCAGACTAGAGACAGAATATCAAGTAAGAGACTTCTGGCAAACTAGAGATCTTAGAGAAACTGCACCAAAGATGGAAAAAATCGAAATGGTAACAGAATCTAAGAAAGAAGAAGCTAACGGACTTGGTTATGATGTTTCTAACTACGCTACAGAGTTAAAGAAAAGATTTAACAAGTAAATATATAAAGAATATCGACGATAAGGGCGACAGAAGCAGAAAGCCCCGATAATGTCGAAAATAACCATTAAAAAAAATAAACTGAAAAAATGGCTAATTTAATTAACGAGGCAGAAATCAGAACAACTTGGGCTCCAATTATCGAGGAGGCTACAGGTATTAACGATTCTGAAAAGCTGGCATGGATGTCAACTTACTGTCACAATCACAAGCTTTATGAAGATGCTAACATCATGTCATTAAGCAACAACCCTGGCCCAATGAACCTAACAGGTATGGGCGCGGTTTCTTTCCCAACACAGACTGCACAGAACGGTGATACTTCTGGTGCTGTAGGTTCTGGTGATAAGGCTCCAACTTTACTTCCACTAGCGATGCAAGTTGCAGCTCAAACTATCGCTCTTGACCTTGTACCAGTTATTCCAATGGCAGGTCCTATGGGATTACTTTCTTACCTAGACTTCACTTACGAAGGAGGTACTATCGAATTAGGTGCAACTGCTCCTACTTACATCAAGTCTGATGAGGACGCTGCATCTTTCGGTCCAGGTTCTCCAGCAACTTCAGCAACTTACACAAGAGTAGGTTACTCAAGAATTGATGGATACGCTATCTACTCTGTAACTGGTGATCTAGTTGAGGCTAACGTACTAGCTGACTTCAGAGCGGCTTCAGGTAACAATTCAGCAGCAGTTGAATTAGTGAAGGCTCTAGAAGACCACATCCCAGGATTCTCTGGTGATGGAGTTAACACTGGTAACGATCCTTACGCAACTTTCGCTAAGCCTTTCTCAAGAGAAGGTGGTGAAAGAACTGCTGACAAGCTAATGGGTCTATCTCTATTCAGCAAGTCTGTAGAGGCTGAAACTTTCCAAGTTGCTGCTGCAGTAACTAGAGAGCAGGTTCAGGATCTTAAGCAATTCGGAGTTGACGCAGTAGCTCAAGTAGAGGCTGTATTAACTAACGAATTAACTCAGTCAATCAACGACTTCATCCTAGGAAGAATCAACGAACTAGCATTAGAGAACAAAGCAGCTGCTAACACTTCTCTAGATCTAGCTCTAACTTACGGCGCTGGTGGTAACACTTACGGTGACGTAAACAGAAGAATCCTTACTCACATCTTAGCTTCTGCTAACCTAATCGCTAACAGAGGTAGAAGAGGTGCTGGTAACTTCGCAGTTGTTGATGCTAAAGTAGCTTCAGCTCTACAAGGAGTTGCAGGATTCGTTCCTAACCCAATGGCAAACACTGTATCACAAGTTGCAGGTGCAATCTACCCAGTAGGTTCTGTAGCTGGTATCAATGTTTACACTGACCCAAGAATTCCATTCTCAGGTTACCAAGCTGGTTCACCAGCAGTTGAAACTCACAGAGTTATCGTTGGTAGAAAAGGTGATGGAAATGGTGCTGGTCTTGTATTCATGCCTTACCTAATGGCTGAAAGCGTACAAGCTATCGCTGAAGGTACAATGGCTCCTAAGGTAGCTGTTAAATCTAGATTCGCTCTAGTTGAAGCAGGTTTCCACCCAGAGACTATGTACTACTCATTCGAGGTAACAGGTCTAGAACTATAATAAATAGTCCAAGACTTTAGATATTAAGGGACTCCGTAAGGGGTCCCTTTCTTTTTGCCCTAAGTTTTATGGATATATAGACTATAATAAACACAAATACACAGTAATGAAGTTATCTAAAAAATTAATGTTGTTTGAAGAGTTTACTCAAACGGGAACTGAAGTTGCAACCGAAGTAGCTATTGATACAACGACACAAGTTTCTCAACCAACTGATTCTGTTAGAACAGATATTGTAAGCGATGTTGATTCAATTATTAGCAAGTTAGAAGATCTTGCAAGAGGAATTGGTCAAGAAGAAGAGGCTAACGAGTCTGCCTTAATTACAGAGGCTGACGGTGCAGTTTCCTCAATGATGTCTGCTGAATTATATATGATCCCACTTATTGCAGCAGGGGTTGTTGGTGGATCAGCAGTCGGAATTGGAGTCTTAATCAAGAAGGCTATTAGGAGAGCAAAGATTAGAAAGAACTTTGAAAAGAATGTACGAAAGCCAAAGTTACAAGCTGCTAAGATGGAAATAGCAATGGATAATTTGACAGAGGCTGAGGTAGCAGCGCCAAAGGCAACTCCTAAAAAAGCACCTTCGGTAAAACAAGATAAAACTAAGGCAATTGCACAGAAAAAAGCAGCCTCACGTAAAAGCAAGGTTGACCAATATAAACAAAAGATAGAAAAGTTAAAAAAGTCGGCCGAAGATTATGCAACTGCCCTTTCTTCAAAATATCCAAAAGATAAGGATATAATTGCAGCCCTTAATGCAGAGTCAAACATGCAAATTGCAAAATTGATGCTTGATAATGAAAAAGGACTTACGCCATCTGAGAAAGAAAGATATGAACAGATGTATAATAATGCAGTTGAAGCGGACGCCAAATATGCCGAAGAAGTTGAAAAGGCGAAAAAAGAAGCTGAGGCGGCAAAGAAAGGATCCCCAGAAAAAACTCAACAAGAGATTGCAAATCATGAAGAGACAGTTAAGAATGATGAAGAACTTCAGCAAGCACTTGGAACTCAAGGAAAGAAAGAAGAGAAGGGAGATCAAACTAAAGGAAAGATCGATAAGCTAGATAAGCAAATTGAAACTAATAAACAAAAGCTCGAAAACGCAAAGAAAGACGATACAAACTCTCCGTCTGTGATTAAAGGATATGAAATTGCGGTTGCTGCCGCTGAATTGAAAAAGGAACAAGCATCCGGAGACTCTGAAAAGATCGAACAGGCTCAGAAAAAACTAGATGGGTTAAAGAAAGAACGTGAAGAATTAGCCGATAAAGAGGGATTAACTTCTAAAAAAGATAATGAAGATACTAATTCTACTAAGAAAAATTCTAAAGAGGATCAACTCAAAAGAATTGACGATATTATCAAAAAAGCAGAAGAGAGCGGAAATGAAGATAAAATCAAAAAAGCCAAAGCATTAAAAGATAAAATTAGTGCAAAAGAATCTTGGAACCTTTATGATTTTGACGTAATGATTTTTGAAAATCAAATATCAATACTAGAATTAGAATTAGATTTAGTCTAACCTCTTTTTAGCATTCTTACGGGCCATATTAAGGAACTCCTGCCTCTCATTGAGCAGGAGTTCTTTGCATTTCTTGCGAAATTCTATCGAACTCTTTAAGATTCGGCTATCGACCATCGGAGCTTTTAAAACATCAAGATATTCTGAGTGAATAAAATTCTCAAGGTCAAAGTTCATAAATTTAGACCTGATTGGTTTACCAGATACGGCACAAATCCAATCTATTGTATTGTAGTTGCTTTCAAGTGTCTGCTTATCCACGACGGAACTGCTTTCCCAGTCCCAATATATCTTTAATGCCGAAGAATCTTTTATCCTAGGTCTCTGGATTTTCAAGGCGCACTCAACCCATTGGTCGCTCTCTGCCCATCTTGACATATTCTTGTTCTTAATTAAAAATTGGCGAAATGATTTTGGCAAGTGCTTCAGCACGACTCCAAACCTACACCCACCTCTTGGATTGTTAGTTCTTTTAATCGTGATCTTTGAGTAATTTATCGCCATATTCTATATTTATTTTAGAAACAAGAGCAACATCTCTTAATATAATTATCAAAGACTTTTGTATGCAATCAATAAATCAACTTTTCACAGAGAAGTATCGTCCAAAAAATTTAGACGAATTGATCCTACCGGATCGAGTTATGAAGAAGTTTAATGATGGTTTGGTCCAGAACATGTTATTTGCTGGTAGCCCAGGTACTGGTAAAACATCGACGGCAAAGGCTATTGTAAATCAATTTGAACTTCCATATCTTTATATTAATGCATCTACCGATACTTCGGTTGACGTGATTAGAACCCGAATCATTGACTTTTGTTCTACTGTTTCGATCATGGATAAACCTGGAGCTTTTAAGGTGGTAATTTTAGATGAGGTTGATGGTGTAAGTGATCAGTTTTTTAAAGCACTTCGTGCTACAATGGAACAATTTGCAAGCAACTCTCGATTTATCGCGACTTGTAATTACATCAATAAAATACCGGATCCAGTACTTTCACGATTCGAAGTAATTAATTTTGATTTCGATAAAGAGGAAGAGAGTGAACTTACAAAAAAGTATATTAAGAGAGTTTATCAAGTTTGTAAGAATGAAGGACTAAGTATTGAAAAAGATGCGCTTGTTGAATTTGTACGAAGAAACTTTCCTGATCTTCGAAATACCTTAAATAAACTTCAAGGATTTAAGACGCAAGGAACATCAAACATTACAATCAATGACGTTAAGCGATTCAATTCAGTCTTCAAAGATGTATTTGAATTGATATTTAATGAAACTGATCCTGCAAAGAATTATCAAATGTTGGTAAGTAACTATTCAAATAGAATTGATGAGGTTCTTGCGGCACTTGGCGCAGAATTTATAGAATACATACAACAGGAAAAACAAAAGAATGTACAACACATTCCTCAAATTATTATTACAGTAGCTCAACACCAAGCACAAAGAGTTCATGTAATTGATCCTGTAATAACAATGTTGAGTTGTGTTTATTCTTTACAGACAATTATAAGGTCATAAAAATATTAGCCAGATTTTTTTATGTCATGAAAAATGATTATATTAGATCTGTAAAACAAGATTAAAATGAAAGTGGGAAAACATACACTATTAATAGACGGTAACTATTTTGTATATAGTAGACTTTTCGTTATGCCTAGACCAAAAACTGGTAAGTTATTAGGAGACGAAAAACAAAAAGCACAATTTATGCGTAAGTTGTCGATTGATCTTGCATCAGAATTAAGAAAGTTGCAAGATTTTGTCGATGATGTCGTTATCGCAGTAGATTCAAAATCATGGAGAAAAGATCTCTATCCAGAAGCAGACTATAAGGGAACAAGAAAGAGTGATAGTAGTGTTGATTGGGCAAATGTTTATGAGGTATACGGAGAGTTTCAAAAGATTCTAAAAACAAGAGGAGTAACGGTACAGCAAACATCAGGTGCCGAAGCAGATGATGTTATCTTTGGTTGGTCAGTTGCGCTAAACGGTCGTGGTAAATCATGTATTGTTTGGACAGGTGATCGTGACTTGATTCAATTAGTCAATCACTCAAAGCCAAATGATGCACACACAATTTGGTATTGGAATACCAAAAAGTCTCTCTATGTTTATGAAGGTTTTAAAGCTGACATGGAATTAATGGCTTCAGAACAGTTAAGTACCGACGATCTATTATTCAATATGGGTGGCGAACACATGGGTCGCGATGAATATCAGCACAATATTCTTAACTGGATCAATAAGTATAAAATTGAAGTAAATGAGGTTAATTGTGATGAGTTTATCTTTAAGAAGGTTCTAACAGGAGATAGCAGCGATAATATCCCATCGGTAGTTACTTGGCAAAAAGAAATGAAGAATGGAAAGCTTCGCAACTATTCAATTACTGATAAGATGGCTTCAAAAATATGGGAACAATATATCAAGGAGTTTGATAACTTCTCAATCGAATATCTTTTCTCAGATGAACAAAAAAATATTCTATCAGAGGTAATTTATCGAGTAGTTGGAAAGAGTTCTAAAAACCTAATTAAGTCTAGTCTTAATAATAATATGGCATTAATGGTTCTTCATAATAGAATTATCCCAGAGGCTATTCAAAAGGCAATTTATAAGGAGATTGATCAGGAATGGGAAGGAGCCGTTGATAATATGAATGTTTTATTCGATAAAGATAAAATACTTGAAGGAACGCAATGGCTTAAGGGCTCAGATGCTCCAGCAGGTTCGGATCCTTTTGCAGGCATGGACATTCCTGAAGATCCAAAGCCAATAAAGACGGTTGGAAAAAAGAAGGTTGAAACAAAAGCAAAGCCAAAGACTAAAAATCTAAACAACTTATTCTAATAAGTTAAATAACATGTTAGACGAAACTAAACTATTTGACTTCGTGAAGATTATGTTCACGAGGCCATCAGACTATAAAAAGATTAAACAGGTTAACAAGAAGCGCCACCACTTTATGATTAATCGTTTCTTTGCTATTAAATATCCAGCAAATGCTGAGGCATTTAATATCAATGGAATTGATGGTGGAAATGTTGTTGAATGTTGGTCACTAGTTGCTTCTCGATTTAAAAGCGTTCCAGGTTGGATCTACACAAAGACCAAGCGGGCTGCAAAGAATGAAAAGGATAAATATATTCCCGACCAATCTGCAGTTCAAATATACATGGACCGTAATGAGATCGGAAATCGCGAGTTTGAAGAAATGAAAAAATTCGCGAAGGAAGATCTTTATCAAGACTTACAGAAAATAGAGAAGCAAATTAATGTTTACACAGAATAGAGATACTTTTTCAGAAATTACAGACATTGTACTTTACCGGTATAATTCTGTAGATTCAAAGATTTGGGCACTTATCAGAAAAACAAATAGTTTTAGAAATCTTGATAGTGACTCAATTCTTGTAGAAGCGTCTGCTGTAAGATCTATACTCCTAAATAATTTCAGAAAAGAAATCAATAAGTTTCAAGCAATTGAAACTGCGATGATCTACAAAGAGGCAACTTCAACCTATTTTATATGGAGAATGTTGGAGGACATGCCGAACCTGAAATGGATTAAAATCGACTATATTAGAAACGCTGGTTATTCGAGAATCGTTTCAGTCGACGAGATGAAGACCATTAAATTTTCAATCAAGATAATTAGAGGTACTTTTAGAACGTTTGACTATTTTTCAACACAACAACTACCCCATGTTAATATGATTCTTCTTAGATCAGGAATCTTAAAGGACAATAAACATTATAATGTAATTAAATTACAATCAATGCTACGCTCACTTGACATCTTTTTGAGCGAACACAATACTAGTGAAAATGCAACGGTGATAATGAGAATCATTGAAGTATTAGAAGCATATGAAAACGATGATCCTGAAGTATTGGTGATTACAGATTATGATTCAGATATATAAAGAAAAAGATCTTGAATCATTATGTCAAATCTCGGAAAAAGAGAGGGACTAGTTTACATCACAGTATTTTTATGGGTAGTGATGGGAATTCTAGGAGCTCTAAAAGGCGCTGACCTAAAAGAACTTGCAGTTTATTTTGGATCCCTAACTGCATACGTAGCAACATATATTTGGGGAGAATCAAAAAGACCTTCTGGAAAGACAGGTATCATGAAAAAGGGTCCAAACTCTAGAAGAGAGGTAATGATCTATGCTGTTGTCGGTCTATGGGCCATTGCAGGTGGAGTAGCGATTTGGTTTGGTTCAAGTCTTACTGACCTGGCGGTTTACTTTGTTTCATTAACTGGTTTTGTAGCTAGTTGGTTGGCTGGAGAGGTTTATACGCCACAAGATAAGATTAAAGCATAATGGTAAATAATTTCACAGCAACTCAGATAGGCGATAGTTTTATTGCCAGGTTAAAAGATCCATATGAAAGGGTAGTTAGAGTAACTGACTGGACCATTGTGGTTGGTGTGAGTAATGCCAATACCGTCGGTAAGTTAAGGCTTGTACTTGGAGATACTACCGTAACTGGAATAGGAACAAATCTTAACCTTACATCGGGAGACAAATTTATTGTCGGTAACTTGACATTTACCGTAGACCAAGTAATTAGTGCTACGCAATTTACAATTACAGAAGAGGCTCCAGTAGGTGGAGACTTTAACTTCTATCTTTCAGAAAATCCAAACAATTATTTTACATATAAGTACAGATATTCTCAAAGCGAACTTCCAGATGGAGGAGAGTTTAGTGAATTTAGAGACTTAAATAAGAATAGTGACCCAAGCGATTTATTTGGAAAGACATTTGATGATAATTTACCGCTTTGGTTAGATATTCGCCTAGAAGTCGATAGATTGTCTGATGGACACTCAATTTCTCTACTTAGTATTACATTTGAACTTGAGACTAGTGATGGTATTATTGAATCTTGTCCTAACTGGTGCGAGGATTGCTCAGATCCATATGCGATGGACGGCTGTGCAAACATCATAATTGATTGTACAGATGAGGTTTGGAACCCATATAACTTAAGAAAGCCGACGGCTATTTATCGCCAGTTAAGTGCTTTAACAAATCAAATGTGGGGACATGACGTAAAATATTTTAGAGTCGAGCCAGATCAAAGAAGCAGGGATGTAATCCTGAAAGAATACTCACTCTATAATGTTGTTGCAGAGAATACTTTAAAAATTATGGTTCCTGATAATTCCTTCCCTACCAGAGAATTTAACTTCGATATTTTTGGTATGGACTTTGAAGAGTTTGAGGTTCATATCACAGGAGATGAGTTCACAAATAAGTTTGGATTAAACAAAGAACCAAGAAATAGAGACTATCTTTATTTTCCATTAATTAATAGAATGTATGAGGTGAGTACAGTTGCTCTTGCCGATGAATTTAATCTTCAAATGACATATTGGAGAGTTCAATTGAGAAAATGGGAAGACAGAACAAGCTCAATTCATACAGATACTGTGATCGAACAAGAGGTAGATGATTTGACGGTTGGAGTTGAAGAAATCTTTGGTGAAGAGATCCAACAAGAATTTGAAAAAGTTACCAAGCCTGACCAATATAAGACAACATATCAAGAGCTTGAGGATAATGTTAGATTTAGTAAGCATTCTAGCTTGACTATCGTAGATGCTGAGATCAGAAACAAGTGGACGATGATTACAAAGAATCACTATGCACTTGACCAGGTTACAGTAGGTGAAAGATTTGCATTAACGTATAAGGCGCATTCAAAATTAACAACATCCCAGAACTTAGCAGTTACAGGTTGGATTAGACCACAGTTTACTGAAACCGACAATTCAAGTTACGTATTTATTGACGGTACCGCGGAGGCAAACCCTAATTCTGGAATATCAATTGCAACTAGCAAGACCGCAATGGAAATCAAGGTTAATGGAGTCACTAAATTAATAACATATGACACTCCACTTGAAAAAGACGTCTGGTATGGTCTAGTAGTTAACTTAAATAATGAATCAAACGATCTTGGAGTCGCTCTTTACAGACTCGATCCAGATTCCAATAGAGGACTTCCACATAAAAAGATGGAAACTCTTGCTAGTGTTGTTGACCAGACATTTACACTAAACGGATCGCAAGAATGGGACGCTGAAAAAGGATGGAGCCTTTCTGCAGCGCCAATTAACTTTAGTAATTTTAGAGTCTTTGAAAGGGTAATTGAAGAGGAGCAGCAAATAAACGTAATTCAACAATATGTAGTTAGAGACTCAGATCTAGCAATAATTACTGATAATGCGATTCCATCAATTAGGTTAAGAAGATATAGCAATCCCAAATAATTTAGATACATAACTTGTTAAAGAACATTTTATGAGCGAAAACAAGAGAACAATAAAAGATCAGGCCGACGAAATCCGTAGAGAGCTTGATAATTTAATTGGAGATGATGAAAGATTAGAAGTTGAACAGGATCCGAAAGATGCGGGTCTAGTCCAGCAGCCTACTTCTTTGCCTCCAGTTAATTATGCCGATATAAAGTCAACTTCAACCAATAAGGCTAAGAAGACCATTACCAGTTTGATGAAATTCTATCTTGATGCAGATATTATCGAGAAGGACGAATATATTCAAGCTAAGAAAAAGATGGATGAGATGACAATGAGTTCTCTCATCTATCAATTACAGGCCGGTGAAAGAGCACTTACAACTTTATTAGAAACAATTGAGGCTGGAGAACTTGCGCCAAGAATGTTCGAGGTACTTGCGACATTACAAAAGTCAATGTTAGACATTATCAAATCTCAAACAATGTATTTAATGGCAGCTGAAGAATCTACCAAGAGAATTGCAAGAGACATTGAACTCTATAAAAAGAGAGACGACACTCGAGAAATCGAAGCAAGCGGTGGAGATTCTAAGGATGGTAATATTCAGAGAGGTACAAAAGACTTAATGGCTGCAATTCAAGCAGGAATTAAGAATGGATCTGAAGAAGACGATGACATTACAGATGTTGAAATAGACGAGACTGAAGAATGAGTGATTACGTAGGAGATAATAGATGGATTCCGAAAGAGGAAAGTGACGTTGAATCATCAAGAATTGTTTGGTCTTCTCGACAAATCAATGACCTCCTACTTGCGCTTGACCAGGGTTACAGACCAAAGGTCAAGATGCCCTTTTACGAGGGAAAACAATTCTTGAGAAAGGGTAATATAGTCTTTGAGTACACTGATGAAGAGATAGCGGAACTGGCAAGATGTGCGACTGATATTGTATATTTTGCCGAAAAGTATGCGGTGGTAATGACTGATGATGGTATCAAGAGAGTAAAACTTCGCGAATACCAAAAAAGGATGCTACGTAACTTTCAACATGAAAGATTTAATATCGTACTAGCCTCTCGTCAGATGGGTAAAACAGTAACAGCATCAATTTATAATGCATGGTACGTTACGTTTAATACTGATAAGAATACACTGCTTCTTGCAAACAAAAGTGATACGACAAAAGAAATCATTGATAAGGCAAAGGTTGTACTTGAGAACCTTCCATTCTTTATGAAGCCAGGTATTATTAAGTATGATGTAATGAATGTTCGTTGTGATAATGGTTGTCGTTTAATTGGACAATCTACAACGGCAAAGGCAGGTATTGGTTTTACCATTCATAACCTATACATTGATGAGTTCGCACACATTCACCCATCGATTGCCGATTCTTTTTATGAAAATGTTTATCCTACACTTTCAGCTTCGAAAGTATCAAGGCTAACGATTACCTCAACTCCGAATGGTTTTAATAAGTTCTATGAAATCTATGCTGCTGCGGAACGCGGTGATAATGAGTATAAGTCAATGCGAATTGATTGGTGGGAACATCCAGAGCGCGATGATGCATGGTATCAACGAGAACTTGCAAACCTTTGTTCAATTGAAGCATTCAATAAGCAATATGGTAATGAATTCGTAAGTTCTTCAAATCTGTTAATGGATCCTGTCGATATGAAGAGGATGAGAAAGAGGATGAAGAAGTATGTCTATCACGATCTTGAAGAATTTGATAATATTGGAATTGATGTCGAAGGGTTCTTAGCTTGGGATCCTGACTTTGATGTTGAAGATGCCAGATATAGTGAAAACTATTGGCTATTTGACGTTGATATTGCAGAAGGAAATGGTGGAGACTATTCAGTAATTAATGTGTTCCAGGTTTCTCCAATGGATTTAAAAGAAATAGAGAATGTAAATAATCCAGGAGCAATGTATGACTTCTTTAAATTAAAGCAAGTTGCACGATTCAGAAGCAATGAACACATCATTGAAGATTTTGCAAAGGTCTTATATACGCTAGCAGTCGATGTTTTTTATAATGAGAATGTGAAAATGATCGTTGAATACAATACGTATGGAACAACACTATTTCAGTATTTAAGAACAGTATTTCCTCAGAAAAATGACTTTGAGGATGAAATGATTCTTAGATTTAAGCACAGGCATGATAGTAGATCATTGAAGCCCGGAATTAAATTAAAAGCAGACAACAAAACAATCTTCTGTCAGAATTTTGCTAAGTTATATAAAACTAATAGGATCGATATAACTGATGAAGAGACAGTTACGGAAGCAAGCCTGTTCGGTGTCCTACCAAATGGAAGTTATGGTGCTCAAATGGGTAACGATGACCTTGTTATGACATGCATTACAGCAACTGAATTCTTTAATACTACCGATTATGCGGATTATATCGAAGAACTTTTAGACTTTATCGATCCGCAACTCCACGAATCGATGGAAAGGATTCTTTATAAAGATCTGGACGGTGATGGAGACTTACAATATGATATTTACGATCTTCTTAAATAAAACAAGATGTTAGAAGATATATACTATACGAAAAAAAATAAAAAGATAAAATTATGGCATTAAGTCCTCAATTACAGCAATTCAAGAGTGCAGGTGTTTACCGTCTTGAATTCGACAAGTCACAAACTGTAAGTATTCCTGCAGAGACTATTAGATTGGTGGTAGGTCACTCAAAGAAGGGTCCTTACAACACACCAGTTTTCATTGAAGATACTGAGACTTTTATCCAAGTGTTTGGTTCTATTGATAAAGCACTTGAAAGAAAGGGAATGTACTTCCACAGATCGGCGATTGAAACTCTTTCAAGAGGTCCAATCATTGCGCTGAATCTTACTTCTGCTAACGATACTGACAAGATATGGTGGGCTTCACCTACAACAAATGGTTCACAAAACGATAATGAAGCAGTTGAAGGTACGGACTACTACAAAAATGTATTTAACAGAGATAAGTTCTGGATTCCAGAAGATGCAAAGCTACTTGATTTAGCAGGTAATACTTCTGAAACTTCAGATAACGCTCTTACATTTACTAACATTAAACAAGACCCGATCACAGTTGTCGCAAGACAAGCTGAAGATACAAGAGGTTTTAATGTTACTGCAAGAGAATGGTACGGAGAAGGAAATGTACCTGAAGGAATCGACGATTTAGATTACATCTCAGATTATATGATTGATGTATACGTTTACAAAGGAAGATTTGTAACTTCTGAATTAAATAACGATCCGACTTACGGTAACTACTTTAATTCAAACGGAATTATTCCAGAACAATTCAATGCATTTACCAACTTAAGAGAAGTTACTCTAGTTGCTAAGTACACAGGTTCTCTAATTCCTGACTTCCAAGATAATGAAGGAAGAATGTACTACATTGAGACTCTAATTAACGCTGAATCAAGAAGAACTGGACTTTTCTGTGCAGTTAACGAAGATGCACTTGATAGAATTGATTTTGTAGGAGAATCATTTGATATTCACCAAGATTACGAACTTCTTTCTCACGTTGTAATTCAACAACAGCCACTAAACCTAAATGAAGGTAGAGATGCTGCATTTGAAAAAGTTGTTGAAGTTAACGGAGATACAATGACTATTAAAGACGTTACATTAGCACACTACAGTGCAATGGTTTCATCAGGTCTTGTAGAAGACAACTTCTTATATGCTTCAATCGATGGAGAATATACTCAAATCGCTTCAGTATCAGTTGCTGATGAAAGCTGGTCAGCTGCAACACAAGACGTAACCGTTGTTGCGATTGAAGATATTAGCAAAGCAAAATATGAAGCATTTGTAGACGAACAAAATAACGCAACATTCGCAGGATTTAGTTTTTCTGGAGCTAACTTAGTTCTAACAGGAGCTGCAGCCGGAGCACTTGCAGGAGGTAAATACCTAGCAGGTTCAAACGCTGGAGAATATGTTGAAATTCTTAACGTAACTGATGATGGTGCCGGTACACTTACAATCGTACCTTCTGGAAATGGACAATTTGCAACACCTTCAATCGGTCAAGTAGAATTAGCAGTTTACGATCAAACTCCACAATTAGCGTTTGACCTATTCTCAATTGCAGTAAATGAGAGAACAGTATTCTTCCCGAATGATGTTTCTGGATGGACATTTGAAAATGCAGCAACTGCTGGAGAATTCAAATACATCTACACTACCACTGCTGGAGGTGCTGAATCTAAAGTTATTAGCGATAATATTAAAGTAGGAATGTACGTTCCAGTTACTGGTTCTGATAAACTTGCAAGAATCCTAGAGATTAGAAAGAAGGCAGAGCTTGGAATTAACGGAGGTGCAAACGACAAATACACGTATACGTTCATCTGTCACAGAGACGTAACACAAGCTCCTGGATATGCACTTGGATCTTTTGATTCTGCATCAGATGCTTATAAAGTATTCGTTCTTGAAGCTGCTGAAAACAGCGACAAAACAATCAAGGAACTACTAGACGTATTAACACCTGGAAATGGAGTTTCAAATACATTAGCAGACAAAGACGCAATCACGTTCAGATATTTAGTAGATACCTTTGGATCTTACGAAGCTGCAAGCGGAATCTTAAACAAAGAACAATTTACTCTACTTGCAAAAGAGAGACAAAATGTTTCAGCGATTCTAAACGCACCGATGGTAAAAGAACTAAAAGCTTCTACTAACCCATCATTCCTTGATGAAAATACAGGAGCATTTAATACACGTTACGTTGGAACTGGAGGTAACCTAAACCTGAACCCAGAAGCTCTATACACTCTACCTTCTATTAACGAAGGAGCAAGCTATGGATTCTACTACGGTCCAGGTCTAAATGTACTAGAGAATGGAAAAACTAAAGTGATTCCACCAGCAGCTTACGTATCGAACAATTACATCGATAAGTACACTGATTCTCTGCCGTGGTCAATCGTAGCTGGTCCAAGAAGAGGAGCAGTCGGAGGATCTGGAGTACAAGGTGTTGAATATCCATTCGATAAAAATGACAGAGACGTTCTTGAACCATTTGGTATCAACCCAATCGTATTCGAAAGAGGTGCAGGTATCGTAATTAAAGGTAACAAGACTGCTCAACAAAGTATTCAATCAGCTCTTTCTTCAGCCCACGTAAGAGAGGTATTGATCTATATCGAAGATGGTCTAGCAGCGATCTTACAGAACTACCTGTTCGAGTTTAATACTGCACAGACAAGACTTGAAATTAAGACTCTTGCAGATTCATTTATGGAATCAGTAAGAACTGACCAAGGTATTTACGACTATAGAAATATCATGGACACGACCAACAATACAACTGAAGTGATCGATAATAATATGGGTATCCTTGATACTTATGTCGAGCCAGTTAAAGGTCTTGAAATCTTAGTTTCTCGTGTAACAGTACTAAACACTGGAGATATCGAAGCAGGTAACTTTGGATAAGAAAGATATATAAATAAAATAATATAAAGAATTATGGCTTTACCACATTATAGAGAAGATCAAACAAGTAAGAAGAGTAAACACTTCGAGCCAGTACAGGCTAACCTGTTTGAAGTAAGTATTCTTCCACCAGATGGAGTAGCAGGAGCTGATTTGCTACTACAACATGTCAACTCAATCTCTGGTCTTGAGACACTTTACAGAGAGGTTGCGGCTGTTGAACAAAAATACAAGTTCGCTACTCGTTCTTATGCTGGTATGCCAGATGGAACTGCGAATGATGTAACCATCAACTTCTCATTGAACCTGAATGATTCAAATCAGGCATATGTTTACAAAACAATGAGAGAATGGTATAGAAAACAGTACAATCCAGAAACTGGTGAGATGGGTCTTAAGAAAGACTATGTTGGAACAATTGTTATTGTACAGTTCAATAGAGCTGGAGACATTTACAGAAAAGTAACACTTGAAGATTGTTTCATTACTTCAGCACTTGGATTTACTGGTGAATTATCATATGAAACTACAGACCCTCAAACACTAGAGGTAAGCTGGAGATGTGATACATTCTCAGAAGAATTAAACTAAGATTAATTAAATAAGGGAAGGGTCCCAGGGTCCTTCCCTTCTTTTTGCACCGAAAATATATTAAAATATCAAGATATTATGTCTATAAAAAATCACAAATTAACTAAGAAGCTTCAAGTTCTTCTAACTGAGGACGAAGTTGACGAAGTTAATCGACTGATATTAAATGACGCGATTATAAATCAAACAAGACCAGTTTCGGTAAGTGCATTTATTCGGTCACTAATACAGAAAGAGTTGCAAAGTAACTCGAGAGGAGAACAGGATTCAATTGTTAAAAAACACATTAATAAACTAAAAGAAAAATAAAATGGTAGAAGAAAACAAAAATAATGAAGCTCTAGAAAAAGAATTAGCTGCTAGAGAAAAACAAGCTACAGTTGAAACGCCAGATGTAGAAGCAATGGAAGAGGCAATCGATAGAGAAGGCCTTGGAAGCGTAAATATGGATAAGTTTAAGCCAGATACGGCTACAGCTCCTGACCTTGCACTTGGATGGCATGAGATCCCGATGAGCAGCTTACCATCTGAGGGTAGATTCTATCCAGCCGATACAGTACTTAAAATTAGAGCTGCAAAGGTTGCTGAAATTAGACATTTCTCAACAATTGATGAGAATAATATTTTAGATGTTGATTCAAAGTTAAATGCAATTGTAGAATCATGTACAATGGTAAGTTCAAAGTCTACCAGAGTATCTTACAAAGATATTTGTGAAGAGGACAGATTTATCTTAATTCTTCAAATTAGAGATCTTACGTTCCCTGAACCAGAAAACAGTCTAAAGGTTGATTATACTTCAAAAACTGGAAAGAAGCATGAAGTTGAAATCAAGAGAGAATACTTTGATTACTTCAGAGTTCCTGCAGATGTTGAAAAATACTACGATGCAGAGGCTCGAGGTTATGTAATTAGAACAAAGAGCTATGGCGAAATCTTTATGCGTCCACCATCAATTGGTGTAATGCAAGAAATTACAACATATATCAGAGACAGAAGAGATAATGGTCAAGAAATCGATCAGTCACTTATTCAAATTGCTCCATATGTTGCTACTGACTGGAGAAGATTTAACCAGAAAAGACTTTTCGAACTTGAAGTAGAGATGAACGGATGGTCTAACGGACAGTACTTATTGTTATATAAGTTAGCTGAAAAAGTGAAAGTTGGTATCAAGCCTGAGTTGCTAGTTACCATAGAGGACGAGGAGGCCTCTATTCCTATTAACTTTCGCGACGGCATCAAATCTCTTTTCATTGTTCAAGATCTCGCTGGAGAACTTCTTTAAGATTAGATTCTGGATCTATAAACATTTACATATCCAGCCTAGCGAACTTAATAATATGGAATACTATGAATATTTCTATGTTGTTAAAGACTTGGCAGAATATGTTAAGAAGGAAAGCGAAGCACAAAAAGGACAACAAGAGCAGACCAACTCTGCAATGGGAGGCATGAAGGTACCAAATATTAAAGTACCTAAAATGAGCGTTCCAAAATTCTAAATTGAGAGGGGAGTTTAACTCCCCTTTCTTTGATATATACTATTAGATTATATGGTCTTTAGAAAAATAAAACAGTACTGTGACCGATAAACAACTCGTGCGATTACTTTCGCCCGTAGAAAAACTAGCCCAGCTCTCTGAAAAGACCGAAGAGAAGGTGTCTATGATATATGAGCTTACAGTTGAAAGCTTAAAACGTAGCGAAACCTATACTTCTGAAATGAAGGAGCAAACTTCTCTATTAAAACAAATTAGAGATACTTTACAGGGTAAAAAAGCTACCGAATCAAAAGGTAGCAAAGAAGAGGGCGGAAAAGGAAAGGCTGTTACATATGCTGGGTTTGGTAAACTTACAGCAGCCGATGTCGGTATAGCAGCACTTGCAATGGTTGGTATGGCGGCCGCAATTGTTGCAGCAGCTGGAATATTCTCATTCATACCAGTTGTAAAACCAATGCAAATTCTCACGGCAATAGCAATTTCAGTAGCATTTATTCCAATGGCAATGGCTTTCACGAGGATAGCTCAAGTTCTTAAAGGAATAAAGACTGAAGGAAAAGCAGATATTATGGGAATTGGAGTTAGTGCATCGGGAACTGGTATGTTTGGACCAATGCTAGGACTGGCTGGGGCTGCTATGATATCGATGATTGGTATGGCAGCAGCAGTTACTATGTCTTCATGGGTTATGCGGGCGATCGTTCCAGTATCGCCAGCCCAGGCAGCAACTGCATTCTTTATAGGACTTGCAATGGTTGGACTTGCATATGGATACGCTGAAATAGTTAGGGCACTTGCAAAGGTAAAAAATAAAGAGACTGGGTCTGTAAATACCGGAGATATATTCTCAATGGTTGGAGGTGCTCTTATCTCAATGGTTGGTATGGCCATAGCAGTAACAATGAGTTCTTGGATTATGCAGGCTATTATGCCAGTCTCTCTTCCAAAATTAGGTACAGCATTCTTTATAGGACTTGCATTCGTTGGACTTGCATATGGTTATTCAATGATAATGAAAACCCTTAAAAATACTAAAGGTGGTAAAAAGGGTAAATTTAATCCAAAGGATATGTTCTCTGTGATTGAAGGAGCTCTTTTATCTGTAATTGGTATGTCAGCAGCAGTAACGGTAAGTTCTTGGATTATGCAACTTATCATGCCGGTAAAAGAGGATAAACTATATACCGCATTTTTAATTAGCCTTGTTATGATTCCAGCTGCGGCTGCATTTTGGTTAATTTCGCAGGCAGTCAAGGGTATGAAGATAAAAGATATGCTAATGACAGCCGCGGGAATTCCACTTATTGCAATTGGTTTAACAGCAGCTGCATGGATATTTAACTGGCTACCAGATGCGATGAAGGTTCCAGAATATGATTGGACTCTTAAGGCCGGAGCTGCAATTGGAATCTTTGGACTTGTATTTGCCGCGCTTACATATACGGTTGCTAAACTTCCACTAAAGGATATGATATTCGGAGTAATTGGAGTTGCTGCAATTGCTGTTGCGATTTTAGCAACTGCTTGGATTTTCAGTATTTTACCAAGTACTTTCTTAGCTCCGCCGATGGATTGGGTTCTTGGAGCAGTTGTAGCCATTGTTGGATTTGGTATCGTTGTTGGAATTATTGGAGCTATTATTATGGCATCTGGAGGAACAGGCCTAGGAGCTATTGTACTTGGAGTTATTGGTATGATTATTATTGCAGCTGGTATTCTTGCAGTTTCTTGGATATTATCATACATACCTGCAGGAAAATTAGCACAAGTTGCTGCAGGATTAACTGACGCTCTTCTTGCGCCGGTAAATGGTATTGTTGATGTTCTTGCCCGTTTAAAAAATGAAATTGGTATTGAAAACCTATTACCCCTTGCTGGTGGTATTATTGCAGTTTCAGTATCTCTTTTAGCCCTTGCCGGTGCAACTGCTGGGGTTGCAGCTGGTGGATTAATTGCAGGTGTTGCAAACCTCGGTAAAGCATTCTTTGATGGTATTGCAGGTTTCTTTGGTGCTGAGAAATCAAAGGGACCGATGGATATTCTAGAAGATCTTGTAAGAATGGGTCCTAGAATTGGTACTCTTGCCAATGGAATGGACACTCTTGCGGGTTCATTAGCTAGGGTTGTATCATTATCAACATTAGGAAATATTACAAAAATTAATGATCTTATAAAGGCAACATTACTTACTGATTTAGAAATGATGATGTCGAATGGATTTAGTGTAAGAGATTACTTTAATGCATATCCTAGATTTTTAAATCAAGTTGCAGGCGGATATATGAATATTGCAGAGGCACAAGGATCGATGGATGGACAGATTTTAGAAAAGACTACGAATCTTGTTAAAGCACTTGCATACCTTAATGAGGTTGGAGGTGACAACGCAATGGCAAAACTTGGAGACGCGCTTATAAATGCAGTTAAAGAATTATCAGCAATGATTGGACAGTTTAGTGGAAGTGTTGATGCACAAACCGAAGCCGGTAAGAAGAGTGCTTCTGAACTTTCAAAAGCAACTGCAAACCTTAATAAATCTGGAGGCGGTGGAGGATCTTCATCTGCTGGAGGAACAGTCGACGTTGATATCGAGCCAGTTGTTGATGCAATTGAAGAACTACAAAGAATTGTTAGAAGAAATAATGGATTTTAATAATGGCTGAACAATCCACAAGATTTAATGAACCGGGAAGTGTATTTGCTCAATTAAATAAGAGTGGAGAACCGGAAACAGTTTCACTTAGTGGGATAGGACCAACACAATTTTCTTCAAAGATAGATACGACTACTGGAATAAATAGTCAAACAACCCAGGCTGAGGGAATGATGGATGCTTCAAATTCGGAGTATAGATCTACTCGAGAAAAAGAGATGGTCGATCCAAACATAGATGCAAATAAAGAGATTAATAATAACATTAAGGAACCAAAGCCGGTAAATCCTCAAAAAGCAATCGATACTGAGATTCAAACAGAAAATATCAGTAAAGAACCACCACAACCAAGTGAGGTTAAAACTACAGAAATTAAAACATCTAGAGAAAATTCAGACTCTGAACAGGGTTGGTTGGAGAGAACCGCAATGAAAAAAATTAACGGCTGGATGGCCGATGCGGGCTCGAATATGAAAGAAACGGATGGAGAAGAACCAAAGGACCCAGATACGTCAACCAAAAAAAGTAAAAAGACGAGTGTTGGTATGGTTCCAGCACTTGATAGAAATAGGGACAAGACTAGTGTTCCAGATATAAGTAAAAGACCTCATCCTACAACACCCAATATTTCAACTGGACCGGGAAAGACAGGACCAAAATTAAGCGTTCCTAAATTTTCAGTTCCAAAGATGAAACTTCGTTAAAGATTTAGAATATAAGTTCTAAATTGATATTTTATGGTAACGAAGCAGACCAACCATTATGACTCCTCGATGATCGAATCGAGCTCTTACGATTTTAAACACAAAACACTTACAGTTCATTTTACTGGAGCGACTTATGTATATCATAATGTTGATCCACAAACCCATTCTGACTTTGCAAATGCTGAATCACAGGGCAAAGCTCTAAATGAATTTATTAAAGGTAAGTTTGAATTTGATAAGATTAATCTAGAAACACAGAATGGATAATAATTTCGTTTATTGGGACGACCAGTGGAATTTTGACAACAATTCTCAAAATAAGTAGGTAAATATTTTTTTATTTGACTCTTTTTTATTATATTTGAATTATGAAAAAGGAGCATATTAATAGATGTAGTGTTTGTGGAAGCGTAATTCCAGCAGGGTTAAATACTACAAGAATATGTTATGATTGTTTAACAAGGCCAAAGAAATGAAGATAACTTTTATTAGCGATACCCACGCAAAACATCGCCAGCTCTATTTGGAGGGAGGAGACCTCCTCATTCATGCCGGAGACATTATGAATGGGTACAATGTACAAGAGATAGATGACTTTTGTAATTGGTTTGAATCTCAGGACTATGATGTCTGTGCCTTTATTGCTGGTAATCATGACCGAATGTTTGAGAATGAACCTGAAAAGGTGGCTGAGATCGTCAATTCATATGGAGTTGATTATATACAGGACAGTGGTTTTGAATATGGTGACTTTCCAGATGAAATGGTTAAGATCTATGGTAGCCCATGGCAGCCTGAATTCTACAATTGGGCATTCAATCTTCCAAGATGTGGTGAAGAACTTGAAAAGGTTTGGAACAATATCCCAGAAGACGTTGATATTTTGGTAACTCATGGACCTCCACAAGGACATCTTGATATTAGTGGAGAACCCTGGTATGAAGGAGACCTTGGCTGTGAAATATTAAGACATCGAGTTGATACAATTAAGCCAAAGATCCATGTATTTGGACACATTCACGGAAGCTATGGATATAAGTTCCATAATGGTACTCACTTTATCAATGCATCTGTTCTAAATGAAAGATACAGTGTGGTAAATGATCCATTAACTGTAGAATGGGATCCAGATACAAACGAGATCGAATTCTTGTAAACGGGAGTTTAGACTCCCGTTTTTTTTAATATATAAGATATGAAGAAGGTATTATTATTTGAGCAATTTATTGCAGAGGGAGGCTGGAGTACTGTCAAAACTCAAAACACCGTCTTGAACCCAATGGCGATTAAAAAGACCGTTGAAGTTTTAGCACGGGTAAATGCTCAATTTAATAAGCACTTAGAATCAATTGATCTTCCACCAATGGACTTTGGTCAACCGGTTGGCTCAGGAACCTGGTGGCAAGACGACCTTGAAAATAATCCAGATAAGCTTTATGGGGATGTCGACGTCTTAACAATCTACCCAACTCTTAAAATTCACGGTGAAAATACTAAAAAGAATGAGGCAGAAAGTGTTAAGATCTATAATGATGAGCTATTAACATGGCTTAAAAAGGATAGACCTGAAGGAATAGACCCTGAAGAGAGCGTTGCGATTTCAAACCCGTCCTCGGTTAAATTAGTTGCAATAATTGACAATGACGGTACTGATGGATATGTACAAGTGGATCTTGTAGTAAGTCATGAAGAATATAGAGACTGGGCTCTTTCTAGGCTAACTCCTATTCGAAATGTAAAAGGATTTGTACTTGGAAATTTATATTCTTCATTTGGTGAAGTATTAGACCTGTCAGTTCACCTTAAAGGAGTTAGGGCAAAGGTAAAGGATGGAATTCTTGTTCCATATTCTAAACGAGCAGGTGTCGAAGAAATATTAGTTTCTAGTGACATCAGAAGCTTTCTGGTTGACATTGCAAAATTCTTTTGGGAACAATCATCAACAGAACCATTTTCACCTGGCGATGCTCTGGTTAACTGGAAAATGAACACTCACAACCCATCGATGCAGGAATTGTTCGGAGGAATTAAAGCACTTGCTGATACGCTTGACGGATTGGATGAATTTGGCGGTTCTATTAAATATAAGTCAAAGGACCAGTTCTTAAAGGCAGTCATTAATAGGTATGAGCAAAAGATGATGAAAACTTATAACTCTCAGAAATTCAACAAAGCCGAGAGTGATCAGGCTAAAAAGACGATTGTAAAAATTCGCAAAATGATTACTGACTATTTGAAACTTATTAAGTCCCTTTAATATAATATAGGTGGAGATACAGTTAAAAAAGGGTCAGAAGGTCTGGTTTACCAGCGATTCCCATTATAATCATGGGAACATCTGTAAGGCAACTTCAAAATGGGACAATAAATCCAAAACAAGAGACTTTGAAAGCCTTGAGAAGATGAATGGCTTCCTCGTAGATGCTATTAATGAAAGAGTTGCAGAAGATGACTATCTTTTTCATTTAGGAGACTTTGCATTTGGTGGAGTTGAAGCAGTGCGGGATTTTAGGCAGCAAATTAATTGTAAGAATCTTCATCTAATCCTAGGCAATCACGACCATCGAATTAAAGAAGACGTCGACCTGGTTCAAGATGAGTTTTCATCAGTTCATGAGTATTTGTTATTGACAGTAAAGAAAGGTGATTTAGATCAACGATTTGTACTTTGCCATTATCCAATCGCAAGTTGGTATGGACTTTGTCATGGAGTTATTCATCTACACGGACACCTACACCTTCCTCCGCACCTCAGAATGCATAACAATATGTCAATGGACGTTGGAGTTGAAGGTAACAATTTTAAACCAATTTCAATGGAATTAATAGTAAGCTTAATGAAGGATAAGGATCCTTGCAGACATACGGTACTTCCTGAGAAATATTAAATAGAAGATTATGAAATACGTAAGTATAGACATTGAAACAACAGGGCTCAACCCAGAAACATGCCAGGTATTAAGTATTGGTGCAGTTATCGAAGACACTGATAATATCATGCCGGTCAAAGATTTACCAACATTTCATGGTGTTATTTCGAGCAGAGAAATTTCAGGAGATCCATACGCTATCAACATGAATAAGGATCTAATTGAATTAATGGTTAGATACCAAACTTCAAAGACTAAAGAGGACAGAGACCTACTTGAAGCAACGAGTGGTATGAAATTTTATAAGAAGGAAGATATTGTCGAGGCATTTTATTACTGGCTAGCTGAGAATGGGTTTGTGGAATTTGATGACATAAATTCTGCTGGCTATGGGAGAATGGAGAATGGTAAAATGTTACCAATGATTACTAATAAGACCAAACCAGTTAATATCACAGCTGCTGGAAAGAACTTCGGTACGTTTGACCTTAAATTCTTAGAGAGGTTGCCAAGATGGAAACAACTAGTTAGGGTTCGCCAGAGAATCTTGGATCCAAGCATATTATATGTTAATTGGAAAGAGGACACAAGTCTACCAGGACTTGGAGCCTGTAAGAAGAGGGCTAACTTACCAGAAGAGGTTGCTCATGACGCAGTTGAAGATGCAATTGACGTAATTCTATTGTTAAGAAAGGAATATAATCCAGGATATTAATTAAAATAATTTGCTCTGGATTTTTCCGTGTCAAGTTTTTTGTTTATATTTGTATAGTAATTAAACATAACCAATATGGCTAAGAAAAAGAAGGTAGTTGCAGTTAAGAAACCAAAAATTGGAGAGAAGTATATCTTTAATTTTGCAGGTGGAACCTTGATGGGAACTCTTAAGTGCAGAAGCGAAAAGCTCGAAGAATTCTACAAAGAACCGTGGTTCACGATGACGGTAGAAAAGGGCAGCCAAGGCCATAACAGGACGATGTATTATCCAGTCTCTATTTATGGAATCGTTCGTAAAGCAGAGGATGGAGAAGTTTGGATTGAAAAATAACCTTTAATTTGAAATATGAAACGAATTTATAGACATAAAGCTATAACACAGAAAGGTGAAACTTTTAGACAGTTTTCTACAAAGGCAGAAATTGAAGAATACATTGAAAGCCAAATTGAAAGCAGAGGACTTGATTGGCGAGCAGGATATTTGATAAGATTTAGAGATGGATTGCAACTTGACTTTGTAAAAATGAATGGCGATGCTATTAAGACCTAATGGCACATAACTACTGATAAACACCATAAACTAATTTTAACACCAAAGAGAGATGAAAGAGATTTACAAGAATTGGGAAATAAGAAAATCTGATTACGCAATAGGTTATTACGAAGCGACTAACTTAAACGATTGTGATGCTTCTATTAAGTACGGAAAAAGCGTAGAAGAAATTAAGATTGAAATAGACGAGAATGAGTATCACGAACTTGAAGCAGATTCATTTATAAACATTGAAAAGGATGTGCATCATCCCGACCAATACTAAAACCAAAGAGAGATGATTAAAATAAGATTTGTTAAACAGGGAGATTATTGGTTTATTGAAAGAAAAACTTGGTTTAAGTGGAAGTATGTAGGGCATTGGCAAAGTGGTTATGCAGGTGATGCTTTTTTTGAAGTAAATGAACCTTCTAAAGAAGAAGCTTTAGAGTCTGCTCTTAAAGCATTAAAGCTTAGAAGAGACACTACAACAATTATAGAGTACCCTACAATTAAAATCTACTAAAACCAAAGAGAGATGAGAGATTTAAAAAAACCATTTAGAATTACTATTGAGCAGTACGACCAAAAAATCAGCGTGGAAGTAGACCACTCCGATGTTAATTTGTCCGAAGTAGCAGAACTTTTAGAACAAGTACTTAAAGGTGCGGGATTTTCTGAAGAAGGGGTTATGGAAATGATAAATCAAGAATTTTAAAACCAAAGAGAGATGATAAAGTTATTTAAAAAATACAAGCAACGTAAATCAGAAAAAGAAGCTCAAGAAATGTATAACAAATGTGTTAGAGCAGCTAAACTTGAAGGATATAAAGACCCTGAGAGGAGCAATTATACAAGTAGTGTTACGATTATAAGGGGATATCATTTAGTAAAAGAACATAAAACATTAATTGGAAATCAAGTAAATATTGAGTCTTTTATAAATACATTAAAGGAAAATCATCCTGACGCTATTGATTTTACAATAAAGCGTGAAAGTTACTATAAATCAGCATCAGTTCAAGATTTATATATGATATCTAAAGTCATCCCCGTTACTGATGAAGATTATAAAGATATATGTGAGCGACACTTTAAAAAATGGCAAAGTCTTCAAAGAGAAATAGAAACCTTTAACACCAAAGAGAGATGAAAGAATTAGCAATTTTAGGAGCGGTAATAATGTATATATTGCTGATAGCATTTCAACACTTACTAAATTGGGGATATAGAAATGATGATAAAGAAATCCCGATGGTACTAGTGATTATAGGACAACTATTTAGTTTAGTTCTTTTTTGGGGATTAACAATGAAAGTAATTGAAATCTTTTAACACCAAAGAGAGATGACATTTGACTTATCTAATAATCTAAATACCCCTAGAAAAATCCAAGTAGCTCTTATGCGAAAAGAAGCTAAAAGAAGAGGATTAGAAATTACATAAGGTTGCCTAATGGTAGGTATAAAATGAGTAAAATTATGGAAATTAAAAAATTTGAAATGTTCCTTGATGGTGGAACTATAAAGATAACTACAGACGAAGGGATTTTCTGTTTTGACCACAGATTAGGAACTACAACAGAAGGTAGGTTATATAATGGGATACCTAAAGACGATAATAGCAATTTAATAGAAAATTCCGATGAATTAGAAAGTAGAATTATAGGAGCACTCAAATTTTTTGATGATGATTTCTACAAAAGTTCAATAGAACATTTAATAAACTCAAAACAAAAATAATATTACTTATAACTACTAATAAACACCATAAACTAATTTAACACCAAAGAGAGATGAAAACACCAATGCAAGAGTTGATAGAGCAATTTGAAAATAGACTATCATTATTTAAAGAAATGCGAGACAATCACCGACCTAAATCGGCAAGAGGACAATTCAAATTTTTGGATTCGAGTTGGTTGTTCCGTCTAGAAGCACAGATTAAAGAATTGGAGGCATCTATACTAACAGCAGAAGCAACGCTTAAGAAAGAGAAAGATGTGATTATGGATGCTTATTCTGATGGCGTGGACAATGGAAGAGCCTTATATGAATGCAAGGACTACTACAACGAAACCTTTAACACCAAAGAGAGATGAATATAATTAGGTATCGTTTTGATATTCCAGATGGTGAAAGTGATTTTGCTTACTATGATGATACAGCTTATTTTGATAGAGATGGTTTTTATATGTATGACCAAGATGGCAACAAACAAAGACCTAATAATAAATACTTGGTAAGAAAATGATACCTAACACCTTTTATAAAACAGAAACCTTTAAAACCAAAGAGAGATGAAGTGGAACAAATATTTGTTTGTTAGTTGGCATAAACAATGGAAAGGTGTATACATTCATTTGTCTAAAGTAACGCACCGAATTTACTTTGATAGAAATTGGAAACTGCACCACGATAAATATTCAAACATAGGTGCAAAAATATCGCAAAAATTAGGTGTGTAAAAGAACCTTTAAAACCAAAGAGAGATGAAAAGTGTAAGTTACGCTACAATGGATTGCCCTGAATGTAAAAAGAAAGGTTGTGGTTTTTGCAATGGAACAGGTTTGATACATTTTTACCCATCACCTGACGCTTATGACTACATTGAAATAGCAAGAGCTAAATACCGCATATCTAAACGAAATTAATGCTAACCCCTTTTATAAAACATAAAGTTCAACAATTTAAAACCAAAGAGAGATGAATAATTGTCCCGAATGCAATAGTAAAGATGTTCGTGTAGCGATACACACCGATTATAAAGAGTGTAATGAGTGCTTTCACTTTTGGGAGGAAAGCGATAAAACCAAAGAGAAATGAAAACACCAATGGAAGAGTTGATTGAGATAATCAAGAAGCGTCAAGAAGATGATGAGGCAATGCCGTTTATGTACAATGATAAGATAATTGCGTTGGCAGAATCAATGCTTGAGAAAGAGAAGGCTTTTTATTGGTTAAGACCAAAGTGTGATTGGTGTAATGGAAACAACTCACCTCATATGCTACAAGATACAGATGGTTGTAGTAACGATAGAAGTAAATGCAGTTGTAAAAATTGGGGTGGCTGCCCTGTTGATTAACCTTTAAAACCAAAGAGAGATGATTTTTAAATGTAAACATAAATTTAGTGACTTAGTTGTTTATTGTGATAGTACAGAGAAAGACAATAAAGAACACCCAAAAGATTACAAAGATGTAACCTATCATTTGTATTGCACTAATTGTGAGACAAAGTTACATTTAGAATACACCAAAATAAAAGGTGGTGTTTCTGAATTTTTAAAAAGGTAGCATTTAAACAAAACCTTTAAAACCAAAGAGAGATGAGACAAAAAGAATTACTAATTGAACTTTGCGATAATCTTGAAAAAGAACTTAATGAAAGAGAGGGAGAGCAATCACATAAAGTAGAATTGCAGAGCGGGTTAAAGCCCGAAAACTATTTTACTCCAGCGATGCACATAGGCACAACAAGTAGTATCCCTGATAGGGTTCGGATGGCTTGGTTTGTTGAGTTGTTGGTTGATGGTGAGTGTATATTCAGAGAAACTTATGTGCTGCCAGAAAATGTATTTGAGGATTTAACTGTAAATACTGAAAAAATAATTGAAGACTTTTTGATAAGCAAAGTATTGAATCGCATATTCGCATTTGGTGTGATGACAAGCAAAAGTTTTATTGATAAGTTGGTGCATGGATAATATTAAAACCAAAGAGAGATGAAGATAACAAAAGTAACTAAGATAGTATGTTTCTTGATTGAAACAGATGAAGAATCTTGGAATGAATATAAAAGGTATGGTGCTGATAATTGGACTGTAACAATGGGTGAAAGTGATGAACAATTATACGACTGCAAAGAAATAGAAAACCTTTACCAAGAATGGTTGGCTAAAAAGTAGTAATTAAAAACCAAAAATAATTCACTCCAGATTTTTTTATGTCAAGTTTTTTGTTTATATTAGTACTATAATTAAAAGCAATACACATGAAAGTACAAGAATTTAACAAAGTCAATCTTCGCCAAATCAACAATGAAATGGAAGAAGCAATGAAGGCAGTCGCTGCTAAGTATGGTCTTGAGATCAAGATGGGTAACACTCGCTTCTCTGGTCGTAATGCAAGCTCAAAATTTGAGATGATGACCGTTTCAGAAGGAGGTCAAGTTATGTCGAAAGAGGCTATCGATTTTAATCGTTATAAGAACTACAAAGGCATCCAAGCAAATCTGGGTGATTCTTTCGAGTTTGAAGGTAAGACATATACCATAGTAGGTTACAAAGCCAGAAGTTCTAAATATCCAATCCTAGTTGAAAGTGCTAGAGATGGTAAGCGTTACAAATTTCCTATCAATCTTGTAAATCGTCAAGTAAATGCGTAATACACTAGAACTTATCAAAGATAAAGAAGAGGGCTGGGACCTAACAACAGGTTCCAGTCTTAAAGACTATCTTACTGGAGTAACCTATGCCCAATTGGTAAAAACATTTGGACAGCCTCTCTATAGTCCTCAGGATTCAGGAGATGGCAAGGTCCAGTTTGAATGGGTTTTCTTACACAATGGTGAAGTATTCACACTGTATGATTGGAAGACTTATGACATTGAGTATACAATCAATGAGCTTAAAAGATGGAATATTGGTGGTAAAACATATGCCGGACGGTTCGTTGAAGATATTATGGAGGAAATAAACAAGAAAGTATATGCCTGAATTAGCTGAACTTAGACTTACCGCCGATTATATTAATAAAGCATCCGAGGGCAGAACATATACTGGGGTTAAAAAGAACCCTCAACACAAGGGCGAGATGTTTGAAGTTCCGTTTGAGAAGTTCAATATTCAAGCGATGAGTCGAGGAAAGGAATTGATAGTCTACCTATATGACTATAATTCAGACGAGGTTCTTCCTGTGCGATGGACAATGGGAATGGCGGGCCACTTCAGGCTATCAAAGACCGGAGATGAGAACAAGCATGCACACTTTATGTTCATGTCAGAGGACAACCATACTCTCTCATTTGTTGATGTTCGTCGATTTGGTAAATGGAAGCCTGGGTTTGTTTGGTCTGAAAATCGAGGACCCTGCCCAGTAAAAGAATTTGAAGACTTTAAGGAGAACATCTTATCTAATCTAGACAAAAAGGAATTTAATAAGCCAATCAATGAGGTGCTAATGAACCAAAAGTACTTTAACGGGATTGGTAATTATTTGAGAGCAGAGATTCTCTACCGAATGGAAGATGTTTACCCATTTATGGAGTCTCGTCAAATAATCAAAGAGCACGGAAAGGAACTCTTTATGTTATGTAAAGCTGTTCCAGAACTTGCATATATTATGGGAGGTGGAGAAATCAAGGACTGGAAGAATCCATTTAAGAACGACACCGACTACATTAGGACAAGATCTACGTTCTTTTTATGCTACGGAAATGAAACAATGGCACAAGTTGTGGATAAAACAGGTAGAAGATTTTGGTATGATCCAAAGTGGGACACGATAGATATGAATTCTGAATGGGATTACTATTCAGGCTTACCTAATCCAAAAGCATATAAAAACACATGAAATTAGTACTAGTAGGAAAAGCAGCATCAGGCAAAGACTATTTAAAGAACAGACTCAAAAATAGAGGATTTAAAATCGGTGTTAGTCACACTACCAGAAAACCTAGAGAAGGAGAACAAGACGGTGTTGATTATCACTTTATTGATGAGGATCTTTTTAAACAAATGATCGAAGCGGATGAATTTGTAGAGTATATGTATTTTAATGGATGGTACTATGGTCAAACTAAAGATGACTTTGCAGCTGCAGATGTTATGATTATGAGTAAGGACGGCCTTGATATTTTGCCAGAAGAATATCGTAAGCAGTGTGTTGTAATCTATCTTGATATTGATCGTAAAACCAGAATTGAAAGACTTAACTATCGCAATGATGTAAACGACACTATAGTGCGAAGATTAAATGCAGACGAAGAACAATTCAAAGGATTTAAAGACTTTGAAATTCACATAACAAATCCAAATTTTTAAGAATATATAAAACCTAAATTTTAATTTTTCTAAATATGAGCAACAGACTCGAACAACTAAAAGAAGAGAGAGCAACTCTCAACACGCAATCTGAAGATCTTCAGATTAAATCAGCAGAACATCAATTTGAAATCAAGCTTGATAGCAGAGCTGACATTAAGACAATCACCGAGCACCTTAACAAAGGTTACACTTGGAAGACTCAAAATGCTGCGGTAGTCGTAACACTACATGACCGCCTAAAAGATCAGTATAGAGAGCTTTCTGCGGATGATGAGGCAATTGTTAAGCTGAGAGGTCATGAATTAAATGGTCTTTATCAAGCACTTCTAAACGTAGAAGGAACCGGAATCGAAAGCGCAAGACGTTTTATTAAGATGCTTACTAACGTAGGTTCAGCGGTAACTGATGCGATGAAAGAACTTTCAGACATGAATCAAGAGATTGGTCAACTACACCAACAACTTTCTGAAATCGATCAAGAAATCGATCAACTAGAGGCTGAGAATAGTGCAGAGCAGGTAGAGCCTGAACTAGAAGTAGTAAGTGATGAAACAGAAAAGTAAGAGTCAGAAGAGAATAGAACTTCTGGAACTTGTTTCTGAATCAATTACACAGGATGACGTATTTACAGTCATAGACTATCGAAACAAGAGTGAGGATCAGATTAAGCAATTCATCTATCCTCACCTTGTCGAGTCTCTTACTAACTACCTGGTAGAGGAAGGTGGTCTTGAAAAGACAAAGGCAAAAGAGAAGATTCAAAAGTCACTTAAATGGGAGGGTAATGTCAAGACGACAATTAACCATATCCTATTTATGGGGACTCAGAATCGACCTGATATGGTTCTTGAAATTAATGGTCTTAGAATAGCCATTGAATTTAAGAGAGGTGAAAAGGGTTCAGATCTTCGTTCTGGAGTAGGTCAATCAATGATCTATTCAACACATTACGACTTTGTACTTTACCTGTTTATTGACACATCAAAAGACAAAAAGATATTTAATGCCCAAGGAGGAGTTAACGAGACTGAATTCGTTGAACTTCTTTGGGATCAGTTTAACATTAAGTTCATTACCGTTTAATGAAGAGATTTGTAACTTCAAACCTACAGTTGGGCAGACCGAATGCGATAGAAATTTACGATCGCCCATTTAATAGTGTCGATGAGATGACAGAAAAGCTAATCGAGAACTGGAATTCAGTTGTTGGTAAAGACGATCTTGTTTATCACCTCGGTAATTTTGCATGGGATCCTAAGACCGCCCAAGACGCTATCTCAAGATTAAATGGAACTATTTGGTTTATTCCAGGAGAGCACGATACTCCAGTCGGAGAACTTGCTGCCAAGAAAATGCTATCAAATGGATCCAGGCTCGAGAGACAAATTATGCCTCTCCATAAGATGGAAGTTACTATTTCATATTGGCCACTTAAAGATTGGCCAAAAAAGAGCGACGGTTTCTGGTCAATTATTGGACATCCGAACAGGGATTACAAGTCTGACCCAAAGCAAAAGACAATCAATGTCTCTACAGATCTGTGGGCTTTTAAGCCTCAAGAATTATCAAAGATGTTAGGCATCTTTAAAGATCTGTAAATTTTTTGAAAATATTTTCAATGAATGTTTCCGGTTTAGGAAATAATGATTATATTTGTACTTAATAACTAATAAAAAATACATGAGCAAAGAAAAATCTTACAAACAATTAGGACTAGAATTCTACAACAATCGTACTGAAAAATCTTACAAAGCACTCTATGACAAGGTTCGTCCAGGTCTGAAAAGCTATGTATGGAAAATCTTAAAGGATAACGAGGCAGTAGAAGATGTCTTAGCAAATACTCTTCTAAAACTTTGGACTAAAATCGATCAATACAAGCCAGAATATCAAATTACAACATGGCTCTACCGTATTGCATTCAATGAGAGTTTAGGTTACATTCGTGAAAGAAACAAGAAATACAGCCTAAGTGCAATGGAAGAGTTTGGCATGGAGGTAACTTCAAACAATTCTCTAAATGAAAATTTGGCGATGTTATTAGAAGATGCTGAAACCATGATGACTGAATCTGACTATTGGGAAGAAGAGAACGAACTGATGGACAGATATAATACCGCTTTAAGATGTATTAGCAATTTGAAACCGATGTATCGTGATATACTCGAAGATCGATTGATTGGTAAAATGAAATATGAAGATATTGCCGATAAACACAATGTGCCATTACAAACCGTGAAGAACAGAATTCGTAGAGGAAAATCATTGGTAGCAAATGCAATGTCTTAAAAATAGGATAAATAACTAAAATGAAGGAGGGCTTTGCCCTCCTTTTTTATGTAGAATAACAAACAATAAAATTATGATATATTGGTTTACAGGACAGCCTTCTCACGGTAAAACCGTATTGGCTAATTTATTAAAAGAATCGCTTCTTGACCATGGAATTTCTGCGCAAGATCTTTTTAGAATCGATGGTGATGAAATGCGGGACCTTTTTACAAATAAAGACTATTCAATGGGTGGTCGGGTAAAGAATATTGACGCAGCCCAAAAAATCGCGCATTACTTACATAACCAGGGTAAAATTGTAATTGTCTCATTAGTTTCTCCATATCTAGATCAGCGAGAAGAGTTTAAAGAAACTATTGGAGAAGGAATGGTTGAATTCTACGTTCATACATCCGAACCAAGAGAAAGAGATCATTTTGCAGTTAAGGGCTATCAAGCTCCTCAAGAAAACTTTGTCGACATAGATACGACTAAAGATTCTCCAGAAGAAAGTTTAGCAAAAATATTAGAATGGATAAAGTAATCAAAAATCCTACGGTATTTTGTGATATTGATGGTACAATCTTTAAGTACCGCAAATTTGAAACGTACCTTTCAACTAAACCCGAGGTTCTTCCAGGAGTAAAAGAATCGATGCATTCTTGGCTAGAGTCAGGAGTCTATATTGTACTAACGACTGCAAGACCTGAGAGCCTTAGAGATCACACTATTGAAGAGTTGAATATAAGCGGTATACCATATCATCAATTAATAATGGGTATAGGACGAGGCCCAAGATACCTTATAAATGATAGTGAAGATCCTAATATAGTAAGAGCAACTGCACTTCCTCTCAAAAGAGATGAAGGCTTTAATTATAACATATAAAATGAACAATTGGAACAAAACAACACACGTAGAATCTTCTCTACCCCCAAAAGAAGGACAATTTGCAATGTTTGTCGGAAGATGGCAGCCATTACACGAAGGACATCAAACACTTTTTAAACAAGCAATGGATGAGGGTAAGAACATCTTAATCTGTATTAGAGATATCGAACCAAATGAAAAGAATCCATTCTCAGCAAGTGAGGTAAAGCAAAATATTGAAACACACTATGTAGATGAGGTTTCGGTCGGTAAAGTTAAAGTGATGGTTATACCAGACATCTGTTCAGTCGAGTTTGGTCGCGGAGTTGGATATGATATAATAGAAAGAATCCCTCCTCAAAAAATAGGTAAGATCTCAGCAACTAAGATTCGAGAGGAGATGAAAAAGAGAGGTGAATTATGAGTAAGAGACGGCTTGATAGAGTAAGGCATATTGCTAAAACTATCACATGGAGAATTATTGGAACGCTAGATACAATGGGTCTTGCATGGCTTATTACTGGAGATCCAATGATGGGATTAAAGATAGGAGGAGTCGAGGTTTTTACAAAAATGATTCTATACTATCTACATGAACGGGCATGGTATAAAATACCATTTGGTAAAAAAATAAATTAAAATTTGAAACTTTTTAAGATTAGGTGATATATACTACCTAAAAATTAGAAAACAATGCAACTAAACGTAACACATATTCCGTTTTATATTCAACTGGTTAAGGATTGGAGTCCTTGCCAGGATGGAACCCGTGTTGCCGTTAAGATGTAGTATATTTTTAACATATCTAATTTAACATGGGTTCCAAGAAATTGGGACCCATTTTTTTTGAACTTTTTTAGTAAAAGTTTTCCGGTTCAAAAAATAATGTTTATATTAGCATAACAATTAGAAAACAATGTTCTTTACATACGTCCATAGTTCAATGGTAGAATAGCGGTCTCCAAAACCGTTGATCAGGGTTCGAATCCTTGTGGACGTGCAAATTGGAAAGTTGACAGAGCGGTCGATTGTGGCTCCCTGCTAAGGAGTTGATCTCGATAGGGATCCAGAGGTTCGAATCCTCTACTTTCCGCAAAAAACTTTGAAAAAAGTTGTAAAAAAGTTTTTCAGTGTCAGATATAATTTTTATATTAGCACTGTAATTAAAGATTAGTTCTTTGACATATTGGTAAAATTGTCCTGTGGTGTAATGGCAGCACGTCTGGTTTTGGTCCAGAAGATTGGAGTTCGAGTCTCTGCGGGACAACTAATAGATGAAGCGAGTTGGTCGTGGCCTGTTCAATTCAGGTTGTTATAATGGAGTTAAATTGTAGCGAGGTTCGAATCCTCTATTCATCTATATTTGACCTCTTAACTCAGTTGGTAGAGTATCACACTTTTAATGTGAGAGTCCAGGGTTCGAGCCCCTGAGGGGTCACAAATAATGGAGAGTTGAGCAATTGGTTGGCTCAGCAGACTGTAAATCTGCCGTCTCACGACCTTGGGGGTTCGAGTCCCTCCTCTCCAACCATCGCAAGTAGAGCAATTGGCCGCGTAAAGGTGCCACTACCATAGAAATTTTGCAAAGCGCTAGGTAGCCCAAGATAGAGGTGCGGACTTCCGTAAAATGTCCAACTCGAGTGGAGGCATTTCGTGCAGGTATCGAATCCTGCCCTAGCAAACGGGAAATTAGCTCAGTTGGTTCAGAGCACTTGCCTTACAAGCAAGGGGTCATAGGTTCGAATCCTATATTTCCCACAATATAGCGGGATGGACTGGAGGTGGTTCCAGCTCGGTCTCATAAGCCGAATGACGTGGGTTCGAGTCCCACTCCCGCCACTAAATACACCTGTAACGCAACTAAGGGAGCATGGATATGTAAGAATACCTGAAAAATGGCAATGTCAACCCTGAACACTCAAAGGAGATAGAGTTGTGTTTTTAATTGGTAGGTTGCCAAGAGGTGTTAAAAAATGGTTTCGTGGGCGAGTTTCCATCACAAAAAGCCGGCCCGCCATACACTAGTAGCTCAACTGGATAGAGTACTTGACTACGGATCAAGGGGTTGAGGGTTCGAATCCTTCCTGGTGTACAAAGTTCTATTTGGTGTAATTAGGCAACACTTCGGTTCGAATCCGAATGCTCTGTAGAACAGAGTAACAGAGAGGCTGGATGTGGGTTCGAGTCCCACAATAGAACGAGTTTGGATTTGTAGCTCAGTTGGTAGAGCAGAGGATTGAAGATCCTCGTGTCGGCAGTTCGATTCTGTCCAAATCCACAAATGCTTCTGGAAAAGTTGGCACTAGTACTGCAGTCTAGAATGTAAGGCTAGGTGTAGGTTCGAATCCTACTATGAAGTATTTACCACCGAGACGAGACAGATATGTCCGCTGCCGAGCTGAGGAGGTGGTTAAGAAATATCCCTAAATACGGACCACGGGTAATGGCGCAGTCCGGTAGCGCACCTGGTTTGGGACCAGGGGGTCGCAGGTTCGAATCCTGCTTACCCGACAAAAATTGGAATGTAGCTCAGTTGGTTAGAGCGCTACACTGATAATGTAGAGGTCGGCGGTTCGAGCCCGCCCTTTCCAACCAATATGGTGATTGTAGCTCAGCTGGTTAGAGCGCTGGATTGTGGTTCCAGAGGTCGTGGGTTCGAACCCCATCATTCACCCCATTGGCGAAGTACCCAAGCGGTCGAAGGGAGCGGCTTGCAAACCCGTTATTCGTTGGTTCGAATCCAACCTTCGCCTCAAACTGAATGATATATAATGTATGGCATTTAAGGTATTTAAAGACAAGGCAAGCAACGTGATCTTTGTAATCACTGCAATCGGGGCACTGATAACCCTGATTAGCTATGTGCGCCCTGTAATTAATTATGCCAGCGATCTTAATAAATTAGTTCATCAATATCAACAAATTAATGAATCAATGGAAAAGATCGAACAACACATTAAAGATTACGAAGAGGCAAGGGCTAATAAAGGTAAAAGCTTTTCCATCGGCCTCAGATCGGACACAGAAACGGGTAAAATTATCTATGTTGATGAAAATAATGGTATCTACAGGGCATTCTTAGATCCAACAACGAAGGAATACTTTTACTATGATATGGACGGCCACCCAATCTACTGCTACACTCAAAAGCCAGTTAGAGGACAAGAGGACCATATTGAAATAAGACCGATCGTTATTCCAGACGTAGTAATCTTAGATTCCGATACGATTCAATAAACAATTTAGGAAAAGGGTTATATAATACTCACATTCTTCCTTAGCTCAGTTGGTTAGAGCATCTGACTGTTAATCAGAGGGTCCTTGGTTCGAGCCCAAGAGGAAGAGCAAAAAAAGTTGCAAAATATTTTCAGGTTTAAAAAACTTTGTTTATATTAGCAATATAATTAAAAGAAGAAGTTCTTTGACATATTGGCACCATGGCCCCTTCGTCTATCGGTTAGGACGTTAGGTTTTCATCCTAGAAAGAGGAGTTCGATTCTCCTAGGGGCTACAAATATGCGGATGTGGTGAAATTGGTAGACACGCTAGTTTTAGGCACTAGTGCTTTATCGCGTGAAGGTTCGAGTCCTTTCATCCGCACTATTTGGCAGAAGTAACTCAATTGGTAGAGCGCCAGCCTTCCAAGCTGGAAGTTGCGAGTTCGAATCTCGTCTTCTGCTCAATTTTACTGGGGACTATGAACAGGCTGCAGAAAATCCTAGGTTGCATAAGACCAAGGTTCTAAGTCCCCCTTTTGCCTTCTTAGCTCAGCTGGTAGAGCAGCTGATTTGTAATCAGCAGGTCGTGGGTTCAAGTCCCTCAGAAGGCTCCAAACATAGCGGGATGGTAGCAGTTGGTAGCTCGCGAGCCTCATAAGCTCGAGGTCGGCGGTTCGAGTCCGTCTCCCGCAACTAAATCGGATGAACCCCTCCAAGAATAGTATTCTTGGACCTAGTGATTTTAACACCTGTAATCCGAGGGTTAAACGGTCACTATCATTGGAAGGGTACTCAAGTGGTTTACGAGACCGGTCTTGAAAACCGGCGTACGTGAAAGCGTACCGTGGGTTCGAATCCCACCCCTTCCGCCAAGCCAAGTTAGAGATACTTGGATGTTTAGGTAACATTAACATACCTCAGTTAATGCCCAGGTGGCAACTGAAATTCTTATTGAAGGAAAGACTATCAGACAGGTAGTAGCTGGTCTTTAAGATTAAAATACTGGGAATGGGAATCAAGGCAGGTAGCAGAGCCTCCCAAAAGCTTGACTTGTTTTTATGTGGTAAGACACTAATGGTTTAATTCAAGAGGAAAGAAAACCGTTAAAATCTAGCTTAGTCAATCTCGCTAAGTGTAATTTGGTCTGGTAGTTCAGTTTGGTTAGAATACTTGCCTGTCACGCAAGGGGTCGCGAGTTCGAGTCTCGTCCAGACCGCCAACTAAATGGGGAATTAGCTCAGCTGGCTAGAGCGCCTGCCTTGCACGCAGGAGGTCATCGGTTCGACTCCGATATTCTCCACAAATTAATCTTCGATGACCATTATTGGCGGATCGATGGACGCGGGTTCGAATCCCGCCATCTCCACAAAGGCATTAATTACAATGGGGATGACCGGCTTTTGACATTGGTTGATAGCGATAGTGAGAGTGGGTTAATCTACGCAAACGACAACTTTGCATTAGCGGCATAAGCCGCTGATCGTTTAGAGCTGAGAGCCTAAACCGATCACGTCCTGGTCCTAAACGAAATTAGGACCTTTATGCTCGAGTGGTGGAATTGGTAGACACGAGGGACTTAAAATCCCTTGGGCAGTAATGTCCGTGACGGTTCGAGCCCGTCCTCGAGTACAAATTTAATGAATGGACCAGTAGCTCAGCTGGATAGAGCATCTGCCTTCTAAGCAGACGGTCACAGGTTCGAATCCTGTCTGGTTCACTAATGGGCTCTTAGCTCAGCCGGTTAGAGCAACTGACTCATAATCAGTAGGTCGCAGGTTCGAGCCCTGCAGGGCCCACCATTTTTTGCCAATATGTCTTGAAACAAATCTTCTAAATGATATATAAGATTCTGTTCAAGGTTATAATACTCAAAAATAACTAGAGAACAGTTTTACCGAGGGTTTAGGAATGGCTCCAGAGCAGAGCGTCATAATTGTCCCTAGAAACAAAAGACGTTTGTGCTTGGTTATAGGTAGAGAGAGCAGACTACCAATTTGACCGTGACAGTAATGTCTGTCCGTGAAAAAGGTTCCAAACAGGTGCAACCGGTTCCTATGGAAAATCAAACTAGTATGAGGGTCCCACGACGGCGGGATGACAAGGAGAGCATGGCTTCGGTAAAGCTAGCTCTCCTTTTTTATGCACTTCTGGTAGAGAAATGTAAAAAAATTTAGCCGGCATTTTTTTATGTCGGCTTTTTTGTTTATATTAGTACTGTAATTAAAGCAATAAGCATTATGAAATATTGGAGATACTACAAAGTACCATTCTTTTTAAGTCTATTTTTTAAGAACGCAATGGAAAACAGAGGATGGAAGGTAACAAAAACCGGAGGATTGTTGATTCATAAATATAGAACATCAACCCATGACGTAGATCTTTACACACTTGGTTAAAAAACTTTAGCCGGCATTTTTTTATGTCGGCTTTTTTGTTTATATTAGTATAGTAATAAAAGATAAAGATATGAAATTCAACATTAAACCTTTCCTAATTACAATCATTTCAGTACTTATCCTAGTCGGTATGGTTACTGGAACTGTTCAAACTGTAATTCCATTTGCAGATCCTCTTAATGAGATCTTCTTCTGTGTTTTAATCAGCATGTTATTTGGAGGGTCTCTTATTGCATCTTTTTCACCTAATAAGTAAATATTAATGAAAGTAGAAGATCAAATCAGAATTGTCAGAGGACTTGTCGAAGACTATTTCGATAAGAATGCCGAATACTCGATTCAAGATAAGGCAACTCGTACTTGGGAAAGGGCTCATATTGTAGACATCGGAACATCGGTTCTATGTACTAGATGGGACATTGGTTATCCTGGAGGAAGCTTTGTACAGGCGGTCGTTAATAATAATTTGATGCAAGCCGTAAGTTCAGCCGATTCAACCAACATACATGCACTAAAATTTTATGTGCAATTAATGTATAATAATTCAATGCCAGAAGAACTTTGGCTGGTTAAAACAAATTCTTAAAATAAACATATAATAGATATGCTAAATAGACTTCAACAATTTGTAGATCAATCAAATGCAACTAATTCAAATAGCGATAAGTTGCAAGTGATTAAGGACTTTAGTGATGACGCTGAGGTCATGCAAGCACTCAGGTACACCTATACCCCCTTCAAACAATATTATGTTACTTCAAAAAATTGTAAGAAGAGAAGTGACCTGTGTTCAAAACAATCAGCTTATGATAACCTTTTTGATATGTTGGACGATCTTGACGGCCGTCAGATCACGGGACATCAAGCCATTTCAGAGGTTAATGCGTTTATTGAAGCGAATAAAGAATACGAAGACTTGATCTTCAATATTATCGACCGTAATCTCAAGACCAGATCGACCACTTCAATGATTAATAAGATCGTACCTGGACTGGTTCCAACTTTCGACGTAGCACTTGCTGACACATACAAAGATTCAACTAAGAAAAAGGTTGACTTTAATAAAGACAGTTGGTATGTTAGTCGTAAACTTGACGGCGTTCGTTGTATTGCATATGTCGATGAGTCTGGAGAGCCAAAGTTCTTCTCTAGATCTGGAAAAGAGTTCGATACTCTTGGTAAAATTGCAGAACAAATTAAGAAGGCTGGCCTACGCAAGATCGTTCTTGATGGTGAGATCTGTATGGTCGACGATAATGGAGACGAGGATTTCCAAGGAATCATTAAGGAGATTAAACGTAAAGACCATACTATTCAGACTCCAAAATTCCTAGTGTTTGACATTCTACACCAAGACGAGTTTGACAACAAGACTTCAGATAGGATCTTTAGTGAGAGACAAGATGAACTTGAGACCTTTTTTAATACCTATGATTTTGATGGGTTCATAGAACAAGTTTACCAGTTTTATGTTGATAGTGAAGAGGATCTTCAAGACCACATGGACACTGCAGTTCAGTTCAATTGGGAAGGACTAATGCTCCGTAAAGATGCACCTTACCAAGGTAAGAGAAGTAGTGATATAATGAAGGTAAAGAAGTTTCACGATGCTGAATATGTAGTAATTGACACTGAGAATGCAATCAACAGGGTGATCGTAAATGGACGAGAGGTTGAAGAGGAGATGCTACGAAATGTTATTGTAGAGCACAAAGGAAACAGGGTTCAGGTTGGAAGTGGATTCAGTCAGAGCCAGAAGCGTTATTACTATCAGAATCCAGAAGAGATCTTGGGCAAGACCATTACAGTGCAGTACTTTGAAGAAACAACCGATCAGAATGGAAATCACTCATTAAGATTCCCAGTGATTAAGGCAATTTATGAAAACAATAGAGATTTTTAATATGACACTAACAGATTTACGCAATTATTGCAACGAAATGGCAGAGAAACATCCAGAACATGCCGAAGAAATCAATTCATTTTATGATCTTGCAGAAATGGAAGTAGAAGATGGAGAATCTGAATGGAATGAATGTGAATTAGCAGTTTCAGACATAAAAGAATTAATCAATGAGTAAGAACAAAGGATATTATGTAGGCGATGCATATCGTACAAGTCACTTAAGTTTAAAACCTGGCGGCTACAAGATCGAAGTCATTTACCCGAATCATTTTCGAGTCTATGATAAGATTAAGTACCCTCAGAATTACATTGAAAAAATAGTAGAACGGGATGCTGAAATAATTGAGGTCAAATTAGAGGGTATCACTTGTTGGAAAAAAAGTTAAAAATAATTGAGTCGGCATTTTTTTATGTCGTAAAAAATGATTATATTTATACTATAATTAAAAGATACAATTATGACAAATCTATCTGAAAAAACTAAAGCTCTACTCTTAATGGGAGCTGGAATGTCTGGAAACTTTACTGAAGCATATGAATATGCTGAAGAATCTCTTTTCGCCGATGAGGCTCAAGAAATCTTTGAGTTTTGTAAGTGGATTGATAAAGAGATTGGCGGAGCTAGTCGATTTAACATCGATATTTTATGGGCGGCGTTTAAGAACCCAGAAGACAAAGCAATGACAGAACAGGCTAATAGAATTGCTGAACAAATCAAGAGAATTAAAGCATATTAAAGCATATGAGTTACAAGAATTTTAATCGACATGAGATTTTCACCGCTGAAGATTTAACAAACGTCAGAGAAGCTATCAATAATCTACAATTTGAAAAAGATTATAGCATGATGAGTCCTCTTGTAAACTCACTCTATGGCCTCTACGATGGTTATCTTTATGACGGTATCGATGAGGAACTCTATCAAGTCTTAGACTTCAAGGTTTTTTGTAACCTTACCAAGACTTTGAAAAAGATTACCGACCACATTGAAGCTAATGGAGAAGGAGTTACCTTAGTATAAATTAAATTATAAATAAAATGAGCAGAAAATTATCAACCCTAGGGCTAGTAGAAGTTACAAGTCAACGCCAAGCAGACAATGGAACTATTTGTTTCCATGATCCCGTAACAGGATGCGATTATATGAGCTACGAAAGTGGTTATGTACGTCGAGCCTATAAAACAACATCATATATAGGCCGCGGCTATCAAGCAATTTATCAACTAAACAAGACACGTAAAGTTACTCGAGTTTCTGAATGGTCGGGAAGAGAATATGAATGTGTTGAGCGAATCCTTGAACCGAACCCAGATGTACGGATCGACATGATCGCCCGTGGAGTAGTTAATTATCGTAAAAATCAAGTTAAGTAAAAATGGCACGCAAAAGAACAATCAATGAACTGCGTCAAACAAAGGACTCAGTTTATAAGCACCCCTGGATGGATAAACAAGAATTGACTGAAAGTGAAAAGATTCTTCTTGACAAGATGAACGTTAAAGCAATGTTGATTATCCAAATCGAGGAAACTCTTCAAGAGATTAAACTTCCAATGGATAAGAATGTACTCTATCAAATGAGTAGAAAAGAGTTAAATGGTCTTCTTGAGATGTTAAATAACATGGAAGAGAATCGTAAAAAGTACGCTAAGGATGAGACCAATGACTAATCTAGAAGTAGCAATCGACTGCCTTGAATGGGTAGCAAAGGATTTCCAACTAGATCCAGAACATGAGGACTATTGTGGTTTTATTAACCTCGATCCTGCTGATTTTAAGGCACCAGAATGGCGCGAGTTTTTCTCAAAGCTCTATAAAACACACCGATACTTTCAAATCGTATTTGAGCATTTTGGACTTGAACTTGAAAGCGCAGTCGATACTGAAGTTATCATTAGAAGAATTACAGAATAGTTAATATGAAATGGAATCCTAAATACTGGCAAGGTAAAAGCCAGAAAAGCATCGAAGACTCATATGAGGCTGTATTTTATGGAATGGCTATGCTATTAGTCATAGTTGTTGTCGCCCTCATCGTTAATTCGCTAGCATAATGGCGAACGAAGAGATTAAAAAGCACCTAGATAAATTTCACTATCATGAAGCAGTTGACCGCCTTAATGTTATTATGAGTAATTGTGAAGGTCATTTAATGCAACATCCTGTAATTAAAATAGAATTAGAGGTGAAACAAAACGTTGAGAAGGCGATAGAATATTTATGGAAAGCATATCAACTTACAGGGGGTATTGCTGATAAAAGATTTAATAATGAATAAGTTACTGCAAAAAATAGCATGGAGAACCCGCAAGTGGAACCTTAAAATTAACCTACTTGACATTTATCTCCATGATGGTGATAGATGTTGGGGTTTTACACTATTTGAAGTTGTAAATGGCTATCGACCATATGCACTACTCGCATTTGAGTGTAGATTACCAAATGGAGCTGAGGTTAAAAAGTTTACAATAGACAATTGGGACTTCTTGTTCTTAAGCACTCCACTTTGGAAGTGGATTAGTGACACTGATGAAAGAAAGCTTTGGGGTTCGACCCTAACCAAATGGGAAATGTTCTGGTTAAAGACACTCAATAGACTTTACAAATGATAGACGTCGTATTCATATTATTACTTATCGCCATTGTTATGTTTAGTGGCTATGGAATATTGGAACTCTTCAGATGGGGTTATAATAAGGAAAAGAGAAACGAGAGAACGGACTTATGGGGAATACCTAATAACCATATGTCTAAAGACGACATGGATTAAAACCAAAGAGAGATGACAAAGACATTATCATTTGATGCAAGTGAAGTAACAACAATAGTACGAACTGCTAATTATTTAACAGTAGAAGTTGAAACGGACCACTTAGATGAAGTGCTGAACGAATTTGATGTTGATGAAATAATACAACATTACACTGATTTAGATAAACTATACGAAGCACTGAAAGAACACTTTGAGAGATGAAAACACCAATACAAGAAGCGATTGAAAAAGTACAATCGTTAAGACAAATTGATGCAGTTATCAATCCAATAGGAGTCATTGAATCTATTTTGAGTAATATGCTTGAGGAAGAGAAAGAGGTGATGCAAGAGTTTGCTACAGATTATGAGCGAGAGTGCAGAGTAAACCTTGAGCGTAGCATTGAGAAATGTTGGGATGAAACCTTTAAAACCAAAGAGAGATGAATATAAAAAACTTAACAGAAGAACACTTATTTGAAATTGCTAGCATTAGCACAGGAAACTGCTTTAAATCTGAGTTTGCATCTTATCAAAAAGAAATTGAGACAGGTGGTTACGGAAGAAGAAGGCTTGTGGAATGGATGCAAGATGGTGAAAAGAACTACTTTGAAATAAGTGGTGAAGCAAAAGACAGAGGATGGCATTGGTACGCTTGGGTAATTGATAAGCAAGGAGTAAAGCACAATGTAAACTGCGTCAATTTTTCTGCGGTAGTAGATTACTGTGATAAGAATAAAATTGATGTGAGAAATAATGGTGCATAAAACATTGTTGTGGGTAGTTAGCCTACGACCTAAACAGATAAATTATGACAATAGCAGAAATAATAATTATAGGGTTACTACTTTTTTTAATTGTATCCTACTACATAGGAGGTGGTACAGCAACACGTAATCAAGGTTTTATTCTTGAAAAAATAGCTGAATTAAAAAAGGAAATTAAGGAACTGAAACAAAAGTAGGCTTATTACCTACAACGTTCCGTATATGATTTGCGGAATGAAATGAAGTTAATTATATACATTGTTATAAAACGTTTTAATTATGGAAATATTAATAGGAATATGTGTCTTGTTTGGATTTATGTATGTTATGGGTTTGGCATTCCAAAAAGACTTAAAAGACATGGAGAAAACACACCCTAAATTTAGAAAGCATTTAAAGGATAGATACGACTTGTAAATGTTTTATAAGTTAGATAACATATTTTATTATGAATAAATATTTAGTTGCATTAAGCGTAGGTGGATTGATGGAGATGCCAGAAATAACTTACCAAGATTTTGATATTATTGAAGCAGATAGCCAAGATGAGGCACGAGAGAAGTATAATAATATACACAACTGCTCGTACTTTTACGGAACTTGTTTAGCTGAAAAAGTTGATGGGGTGGTAAATGTTTTGAATAAGAAGGTAAGTTATGAACAAGTAGATAGGCTAAATGCCATATAACTACTAATAAACACCATAAACTAATTTAAAACCAAAGAGAGATGATAAAGTTATACAACCCAAGTTTAAAAATAGAAAGCTTTCACCACTTTAAAGAAACAAATACCATTGAAGTGGTATTCAGAGAAGCATCTAATATAGTTTACGCAAGTAACCCAACTCAATCAGCACCTGATAAAGTGTGGAAAGAAGTTTATTCTGTTGAAGATGGAGTAATCACATTAGCAGAAACAATACAGGGAACTCATACTCCTCCACAATATATAAAAGAAAGTATAACCTTTAACACCAAAGAGAGATGAATGAGCAAGAGAAAGCCACAAAAATCCTATTCTACTTATTAGCCTTTACGATATCGATGTTTGCATTAAGTGTATTGGCTTTAGTCTATGTTTATGTACACCCAACAATCAGTTTGTAATCTTTTAAAATTACGGATATGAAGAAATTAAGCTATGTTTTTTATTTAGTGTTAGGCACAGTTAAAAAAGCCTTGACACATAATAGATGCGAAAGTTGCGGGTTTACAAAAGATGAAGTTTATGTAACTGAATATTTTACAGAATCAGGTTATATTGAATGTGAAAAGTGCTACGATGAAAGAATTAAATCTTAATTGTGCCTAAATCTGGCCGCCTAACTACTAATAAACACCATTATGAAAATATTATTAGACTTAAAATGTATATACCCAAGTATTGAAATTGCTTTTAAAACTAAAGCTGTAATTATTAGATATTGGGGTGGATTAAAATTTGATAAAGTGACCATATATAATGGTGCATAACTCCTTTTATAAAACATAAACTAATTTAACACCAAAGAGAGATGAAAAACGAAATACACGAATTAAAATTAAAAGGTAAAGAATTTGAAAGTAATACAATACAGTTTTTTACTAATGGAAATAATGAGATAGAGATAATAAAACTTTGTGATAATGGCGATATTTTCGTTAAAGGAAAACTAATAGAAAATGACAAAGAAGTTGTTGATGCTATGAGGGAGTTTTTAAAAACACAAGGATACCTTAATGGTGCCTAACTACTAATTCATACCAAACAACAAAAAAATCAATATGAAAATTAAACATTTGAGAGAGTGGTTAGATACATTACCACAAGAACTTGACGAACACAATTTGGTATTTCGTAAAATAATACCTGGTGATCTTGAACATTGGTTAGCGCATGATAAACCAATAACTGCATGTGGTATTGATGAAGGTAGCAATGAAGCATATTTTTGTGACGAAGCATCTCACAAAGTGATAAAAAACTAACAATGACCAAAACAAATACAGGACCTAAATGTATTGGTAAGACTATTAACACCAAAGAGAGATGATTAATGATAGAGTTTAAATGGACAGTAGTGATATTGACAATTGTTGTCAGTGCACTATTTATTTACTTAACGGGTAAAGAAGATAATGAACGAGTTTCTAAATAGAACAAAATAAAGATGAAACCAAATCGATGGGCGGGATATAATAAACCAAGCCAAAAAGCTATTTTAGAACACGAAGAATTAAAGAGATTAGCATGGAACCAGAAAAAGACATATTCGAACAATGGAGAGAAGAGAGAGAATCTCGTTCATGGT